CATAAAAACGACTAACACTTAGATAGTCATCAATAACCGAGACAACTCCATTTTGTCCGCCAACAATTTCCATTTGATACTGTACACTCGGTTCTAAGGGCTCCGTTGGTTTGACGGCGACTTTCTTCGTAACATTATCGTAGGTAATCGTGACCGGGACATTTCCTCCATTGACCTTGCGTAGTTTCAGAGTCGAACTATTTAAAGTCGAAGGGTTCATGTTCCGTTGAAAAGAAATACTGAGTGTAACCGTTAAGGCTACACCCATTTCATTTGAAGTCGGCGTCATGCCTACTACCAAATAATTATTAATTGGCATTAGTTACACCTCACTTCAGTTTCTTGAGCAATGCACTTTTCGAGATGTTCGCTTTGTATTCAATACCTAACGCATCCGCTTTTTCTTTGAGTTCCGCTACTGTGTAGTCTTCGAGCTTGTCAGGAAGCTTTTGTGACTTTTCCAGTTGCTCTTCTCGTTCTTCTTGCGCTTCGACTTCTTCTTTTGTTTCTTCTAACGCTTCTTCTGCTGTCTCAGGAATAAACTTCTCTTGCTTTGGTTGTTCTTTTAGTGGGACTTCTTCGACTTTGAGTTTCTCATCGATTTCACCTTCAACTAAAACGAGGATGTTCTGACGGATAAGACTCTTAATACCAGATAAGTCAGCTTCTTTGTTGATGCGGTACACCGTTGGGTAGATGTCATAGGCTTCAAATGTCAGGTTTGATTTTTCTTCGTGAATAGGGCCTCCCTGGAAAAATGGAGAGACGATAACGTCGATATACTTCATGTGTGTTTCCTCCTGTAAGTTAATGTAATAAAATAAGGGACCCCATAAGAAGGGTCCCTATAGGGGTTAAGCTATTAAATTTCGTCGTGTTTCTTAACTGCTGGGTTAACAGAACCATCAGCAAGCTTCGGTTGCATGTCGCTTGGAAGCGCCATTTTTTCGAACTCGCGGTCTGGAGCTGGCCATGTTTTCTTGAAGGCAATGTTCTTCGCAACAGCAAGACCTTTACCACCGTTTAAGATACCTACGCCATAGCGTTCTTTGACTTTCAATGACTGGATGTCACGGAGTGGGTCATCGAACTGCTCTGTCGAGATTGCATCTTTAACAAGAAGAACACCGATGTTGTTACGGTCAACGATGTAGAAATCGAAGAGACGTTCAGCTTGTTTGAATGGTACGAATGGTGAGAAGATGATTTGTAAACCAAGTGCATTGTTCGCTGTGAACGCACGTGGGTCACGACCTGCTTGACCTTGACCGAATGCCGCAACTGAAGCGCCTTGAAGTGCTTCGTTTTTAGCAAATAGTGACCAGCAAAGTGGGTGCATGATGATGTCAGTCGGTGTGAAACCTTCAGACATGATAGAGACAGCCATTTCAACGAGGTCGTCAGCTGAAAGTGTACCGTTCATTTCGCCGTCGAAACCGCGTCCTGTTGGGAAACCTTCGTCGCCTGGTTGGTATTCGTTACCATCGAAGACAACGTGACCATGAGTAGAGAATTCACGGAAGATAACTTCTTCTTTTTTACGAGCCATTGCACGTCCAGCGGCTTCAAGGTGAAGACCGATAACGTCCCACTGTGAGTCTGCAATCATTTCATCTGTGATTTGAACTTTCAAACCGTATTTGCGAACGCGAACGTCCACGCCGCCGGCGCCTTCTTTAGTGAAGTTGAGCGTTTGGTTTGGGTACTCTTGAGCTTCGCCGATTTCGAACGCACGGATAGCGCCGAAGTGGATGAACTCCATAGAGCGTCCTTCAGTCAATTGGACTTGTTTGAAGAATTGTGATGCGAGATAAAGTGGCTCAGCCGCTTCTGTGATTACTGTTGAAATTACTTTTGGAAGAAGAATGTTAGCATCCGCTGTTGTGAGTGCTTCTGTTACATCCACACGGTTTTCTTTCGTTTTTCCAAATTTCATCATGCTTGAGAATTTTTCTACAAGCGCAAGTTGATTTTCGTTCATTATGTAGGTCCTCCCTAGTATCGTCTTAACATTATGTGTTTCAAATAAGTATAAAAGAGAGGGTGAGCGTTCATACCCACCCTCTTAGTCATTAACCGAGAAGTTGAATACGAACTGCTCCGACCGAACCTGCATAGTCCCACTCAGTAGGGATACCAGCAACTGGGTCAACGATTGCTTTTACATCAAGTGTAAGAGCTGTTACTGTAACGGCTTCATCGAAGTAGACAACAACAGTGTTGTTATGGATGTCGATTTGAACGTCGTTAGCGGCAACTACTGTACTATCTTGTTTTACAACAACGTGACCAGCTTCAGTGTGGTCAATTTTGTGACGAAGTTTAATGAAGACTGCTCCACCTTTTTCGCCAACTGTTACTTTACCAGTAGCTGGGTCGAACTCAACATCGCCAGAAGGACGAACGGCTTCGACAGCACCGTCGTTGTTAGTTGTAGCATCATACAAGTCTTTAACATCGATTCCTGTGAGGACTTTCTTCGCACGGAAGAATCCGTCAGTCAAGAATGGAATACCTTTGTCGTTAGCTTGTGTCAATTGTTTTTCGAACTCAGGTTTCCAAGACTTGATGTCGTATGGGTAACCCATTGGGTATCCACCTTCACCTGGTGTTGGAGCCGTAGACATTGCTTTAATCATTTCTTCGAGTTGCGGGTTACGCATATCTACGAAATACTGAAGGAATCCAGCTGGTGGTAAATCACGTTCTACTGCAAGAACTTGACCAACAACAGCGAACGGAGAATCTGGTGTAGCGCCATCAATGACAGCTTTCACGAAGTTACCGTTCTTACCGACTTTAACGCGGTCACCCGGTTTTAAGTCTTTGTTTGCGCCATAAGCGGCACCGAAATGCATTGCTTTAGCGAAACCTTCTGCTGTTGCAACAGTTGCATGTTCGAAAAGTGGAACTTCGATGTAGTCACGACGGATAACAGTTGGAACATTACCTTCCATACGGTCGCGGCGTTGTTGGTATACGTTGTGGTGAATAACACCGATAACATTTGTAGAACCTTCATCTGCTACACGAATAGCTGTATGCTTGTGACCTGTTTCACGGTCAAGTTGAGCGTCTGTCGCTTCAACAATTTTACCTTTTGCAATAAGAACTGTCTGGTTGCCTTCTGGACCGAATACATAAGTGAATTCTGGTGCGATGACTGAACCGTCCGCGTGCTTACGTGTGTTATTGTCTTTAGCGACTGTGAATCGCTCTGCTGGTGCATTACCTTCTGAAACTACTAGGTTAGTGTGCGTCTTGCCAGCGAAAGTGTATGTGTCGTTTACGTTAGGAAACAAACCCATTCTGATTTCCTCCTCAGGTTAGTTAGAACGTTTCGTTGAGAATAAGCCTTTAAGAGCCTCTTCAAACGAAAGTCCTTCTTCTTGTTTATTTGTTGGTGATGGTTCTTGCTGACCTTGCTTGATTTGTTGACGAAGTGTACCTGTACCTTCTTCAAAGTTTCCACGTAACTTCAATTCTTCTTTCATATCTTCGATACCGTCTTTAACAGAGTTTAGTTCGCGTGTAGCGAGCTTTTGGACTGCTTCTTCATATGTAGTATCTTTGCCATTAGCGATACGAAGAGATGCCAGGTGATTGATATGTGATTCTTGGATTTCTTTGTTGAGTTCAGCTGTTACTTGTTCTGTCTGAGTCAAAGCTTCTTTTGCTTCTGTCAAAGCCGCTGTGAGAGTTTCTTTCTCCTCCGACAAGGCAACCAATGCTTCTTCTTTTTCAGTCAAAGTTTTTTGTACACCTTCCAGCTCTTCAGTAAGGGCAGTAGTAGAGTTAACTAACTCTTCCTTCTCCTTTAAAACCTTTTCGTTTTCTTCTGTCAACGCTGTTTTTTCATTTTCTAGCAATTCTGTAGATTCTTTTACAGTTTCGAGCTCAGCTTGTACTGTTTCAAGTTGTTCTTTCACAGTTTTCAATGCTTCGAGTTCTTCCTGTAATGCTTTAATTTGCTCTTCTGTCATTGCAAGTTCTCCTTCCATGATGATGATGTCATCTTTGGATTCTTTGGTAATACCGACGAGTTCATTCTTTGAAACGCTTCCGTTGCCGAGCATAATGATACCGCCTGTTGATTCTTTCGCTGTCGCTAATAAGACACTCGATTGGGAATCAACAATCATAGCATCGCTATCTGCTGGAACATTGACCCATGAGAGTTCATCGAACCATAAGTTCTCTGTGACCCATTCTGCCATCCGTCCATCATAGACTTCACCTTTCATGTGTCCACAGAACCCTTCTGAGATGATGTGAGTCCCACAGATAGAACACGTAACTTCATCCGTTGTTGCTCCAATAGAGACCGTCAAAAGACGTTCACCGAGAATGCCATCAATGGCTTCGGCATCTGTAATCTTTGGAACCGCAATAATGCCGGGACGTCCTGCTTGTGTGTACTCCGCGAAAGCGGCCGTATAAATACGTCCAGTGGCTTTCGTGTTTACATCATGGTTATAAATAACCGGTTTTGGATACGGATGCAACCAAGAGTAAACTCCTGATTTGTTTTCCATTGAGCCCCGTAGTTTCTCTCGTTGGTAGACGGTGTTGTTACGAGTGGCTCCTGCATGAATGGCTTCGATACGAGGAAGCAGGAATCGCTCTTCATTGAGCGACTCTTGCATTCGGATATTCGGTTTTTCGAAAGTCATTTTCACACGAGTAGATTCGTGTAGTTCTTTCGGGTCAATTTGGAGCTTGCCGTATTTTAAGTAAGTCATTGCAAACCTCCTAAATCGATTGTGCAAGTACATCCTGGATGATGCGGTGGAACCGATTCAATCCAGTCCATGGCTGTTATGTCCACTTCATTTTTTTTCTTGCAAGTTTCGCAAGCTGTTTCGCTGATAACAGTCTGTACTTTAGATAATCCTGATTCTCTTGCGGCTAAGCACAAACCAATGTTGTAGGCGCGATAAAGCTCCATTTTACTAATTAAACGTAACCGATATTCATGGGCAGTAAAGATTTGTTCTCGACTTTCCTTAGTTTCCGACGACTGAAGTCGAGTTTCCAATTGCTTGAACAACCGAGTCACAGAAGCTTTCATTTCATTCAATATGTAGGTCGTTCCTTCTGCTAATTGACTCGTATGAAGTTGTTCCTTCTTACTTTGTGCCCATCCAACTTTCATGGCTTGCATACTGTAGTCTTCAGATGTTTTCATCAAGCTCTGGATTAACAGAGTGCTTGCCAATTCGATTTGCTTTGGCGTGATGGCTTCTTGATTCATATCTTCCTTAAAAGCTTTCCAGTGTACGTTTAACTTCTTTTCCAATTGGTTAATACCTAACTCACTGCTAAAACTAACCAGTTCATCCTTTTTCGTCAATAGCGTTTCTTCATCTTTTTCTTGAGATTCTTGAACTCCTGCTTTTTTTCCACTATTTTCCCGCTTTTTTGTGTTCGGTGCCGTTTGTTTCCCATTCTGATTCTCAGGTTGATTCTGATTACTTGTTGTATTCATGGCCGCCTGTGTTGCCAAATCAGCTGTCTGTTGTGCCTGTGTTGCCGTAATCATTTGGAAGAAGAGACGTCCTTCATCGACGGTTACATCTCGGTTCATTTCCATACGCATTTCTTCGAATGTAATCGCATTCTGAGTAAACAACTGAATAGCATGATTCTCACGGGCAATCTTGACAGATTGTTCAATATCCGTGAAACTAAACAACACTTCATCGTCAGGATTAAGGGTTGGGTCAAATCCCCCTTCAAACAACAATTCATTGATGATTTTATGTTGGATATGCACCGCTAAATTCTCTTGGAATTCTTTAACACTGTCATTCAAATCAGAAGACATGTTATCTGACGTTGACTTATTCGCGGTGTCTCCAATTCCCATAACAGAGTCACTTACATTAAGTCCTGTAAAAATCCGTTGCCGGAAATACTTCAGGTAGTTAGAAACATCTAAGGCTGTAGAGTCACCACCAATCGATTCTAGTTTGTATCGTTCAGGGAAAACAAGAACCGAGTCCGCCGCCATCATTCGAATCTCATCTCGGACTTCTTCAATTTCTTCTTCTGTCGCTTCAAAACCGGCTTGCGGTAATCCTACGGTTAAGACTTGTTTTGGAAATAAGTGTTTGTAAATCAAACGATAAACATTGTCTTCAATCTGACGAAGCAATAACACGTCTTGTAAAACATTGTGAATCATTGGAACCCCATAGGCTCTTCCTGTTGGTCGTTTATATGGAAGATGAACTACTTCGGTCTCTGCATACTCGACACCTGACCCACCACCAGAAGATTGTTCGTAACTCACAACGTTTCCAAACTCATCTCGTTCAATCTTGAATGTACTTGGTGCCGCTGGGAAGTAACCCGCAATCGGTTGTTTGTTTGTATATCCAATGGCATTTAATCCAGGAACTTGAACAGCTTTTTTGGCTCGTACTTTAATTAAGAAAGCATTGCCATATAAGACATAATCACTGCCCATTTGACGGAAGAGGTCATCGGTTGGAAGCTTTGTCGCTTCTGCCATCAATTTTAAACGCATCCAAATGTATTCGGATGCCGCATCATTCTTCGACTTCAATTCCCACCCTGATTTGAACATCCCTGAGATATGACGGTCAATGGCTCGTCGAATATAAGAGTCTGAGAGATAGGCGCGTTCCACTTGTTGTAAATCAACGGGACTCTCTTCAAAGCCCGCTCCGCCTCCTCCTGAAATCGGTTGGGCGACGGATTTAATCGTTGTCTTCTTTGGGTCACGCAAGGCACCGGCTTCTGTGACCGGTACCACTTTTTGTTCTACTTTTTGTACTTTATTCATATCTGATTGAATTTGTAATAACTTTAAAGGGTTCATTCCTCAACTACTCCTATCTTAAATGTCTACTCGAATTTCTTTGCAATCCGCCCGGAATTCACAACGAACCAAACCAGTCAGTGCAGGAGCAAGACCTTTCATTTCAGGATAGCTGTCCCAGTAATCAACAAAGCTTCCACCGACTACATATGTCCGTTTATGTGGAATCAAATCTTCACTCTCATCGTCCATCATAAAGATGAGGTCAGTATGTGATTGACGTCCATGGGTATGCCCTGAGATATACAAGTCAGCATTACCTAAAACTTTGTTCATTTTTTCTGCTGTGTTGGCTTTAGCACCCGGACTAGCACCGCCACCTGCTCCATGGAAAGCCACGACTTTATACAATTGCTCTCCGACTTGAAGGCGGAAGAATCCTTGGTATCCGAAGTAAGGGACTTCTAGTTTCTCTGCTAACATCCGCATCGGGTTAATCCCAATCATGTTAGCAATTCGTTCTTCATGGTTCCCGGGGCCGCATCCTAAAATCTTACCGGCTTCTGCTAATGGTTTGAGTAGTTCTTCTAACAGACGCATTTGCTCTGGGAAATTGAATGCTTCTTCAAACATCGCTTTTCCGACAGAGACTTTCGTGGCAGTTTCTGCTAAATCGCCATTTAAGACCGTGACCGCATTCGGTGTTTCTAATATGTAACGAATGTATCCTTTGAATAGCTCTAGATTGGCTTCACGATGCCCTAGGTGAACGTCTGTAATAGGAACGATAATAAGACCTTGTTCGTGGTGAATCGGTTCTGTGAAGCTATAGCTGATGACACTTTTTCCTTTTAACGGGACATCTTGACGCACACGGTAGAAGTGTTCAAGAGATTTTGTTGATTCCTCTGTTAAATTGACGGTTTGTTTCATTTGTTGTACTAAACGTTCTAATTTCTCTTTTTTCACGGTAGTTGCTCCTCTTTATGGATTATAAGTGTTCAATAAAACCGGCAATGTCTTTATAACTGGTTCGCGCGGTTTCTTTCTCATATACTTGCTTAATCTTTTGTTGTCTCACCAATATGTCTTGTAAACTCATACGATAGAAGTTCTCGGTATGCTCTTTACGCTGTTCGTAGCTATGATGCATACCTACAGTTAACGCATCAAAGAATTTATCCTGTTCTTCTGTAGTCGTTGTTTGTTCTAACAACAATTCTTTCCAATCTTCCGACCAGTTGTCTGTGATTTCAACATGAGTCAACACCGTATCTTGCATCCGCTTTCGTTTCTCTAGACTGAGATGGTTGCGATTGATGTCTTTGAGTTCTTGCTTGTCCTCATTCTGTTTATCGACAGACAGTTTTAACAATCCTTTCGCTTTCGCTAAGCCTTGTTTCAGCTCCGTCTCCGATTCATAGTAAGGAAACAAAGCAGAGAAATAATTGGAATCTGTCCCATAAACTTCTTTCTTCAAATTTCGTTTGATGCTTTCTACACTTTGATACACATTTTTAAGCTTTTCATTTGTAACTTCGATGCCTTCATTGATTAAAATCTTTTCATTATCATATTTCGAGCTTTTTCTTCGAAGTAATCGGCTTTCATCTTTTAATAGAACCACTTTAGCTAAATCATTCATGATAAAAGCATTACGTTCAGATGTTTCTAGTTTCACGACTTCTTTTTGGACATTTAATGCCGCTTCACTATACGTCTTCTGTTTATCCTTTAATTGCTTCATAAAGTCTTCTGTTGGACTAAAGGTTGCGCCCATGACCCCAAACACGGTTTCATTCGTAAATTCTGTAAATGCATTGAAGTCTTGTTCCATTTCTAATATGTCTTCATAATATTCCATGGCTAAGGTACCTTCTACGTCTTCGGCTTCATCTTCCCAAATCTGAATCAAGTATTCGGAAGCGGGTGTTTTCGATGAAGTCAACAAGGTCTTATACGTCTCAGCATCTAAATAATTTTGTGTAAATCCTAGTTCTGTTAAAGCTGTAGCGGCGACACTTCCTGTTTCAATCGGAAGTTGTACGTCTTGTATCATTTCTTCAATACTCGTTTTAACGGATTGAATGAAATCATGCAACTCGGTCATGTTCTGCCCTAAGTCTGTTGGAAGAATTGTTTCACTTTCGACCGGTGTTGTCTCACTGACGACATCTTCAATGGCTTCGTCGATGAGTGCCCGGCGTTCTCGTTCTTCTTCTTTGTTTAGTGGACGGTAATTAATTCGTTCTCGTTCTGCTGAAGTATCAATCCCCGGTAATGCTGTTACTTCATCGTAGTTGTTATCCATCGTTCAAACTCCTTTTATTGGTTCATTACAAAAAAAGTAGCCCCTAGGCAGGGGAGGAGGCCTTGGGACTACATCAAAAAAGGGAGAGGGAGCTGTATATGATGAAAGGGTTGCCCCTCAACATCCATTAAAAATGGCTTCGTCCTTTAAAGGACTTTTGTTGCCCTCTACTTCCCCAGTCCAATGAATCACGACTTTTCTTCTTGCCAAGCGTTGTACGTCTTGGTGGTCGTGGCCCAGGCTCATCCCATTCTTCTGCTTTACTGGTATTTGCAAACGTATTGTTTTCAAACACTGCTTTCAATGGGTCTACGAATTCACGCTTAATCGTTGTAAATTGACGTGCCACATCTTTCGTTTGTACGGCTTTCGCTAAATCAGGGAAAACGGTATTAAAAGCATACAGAGTTAACATGAGTGCGTCTAAAGCATGTTCATCTTCGTTCGAGAAAGTAGGTTCGCCAGTCTTCGGTGCAATCCGTTTAACTTGATATTTCGTCATCTGACGGTTGATGGTATCATCGACATCTTTTGATGGAATCCGAAGTTGTCCCCGGTCCAGCAAAAAGGTCGTAATGTTAACCATGAAGGCTTTCAGTGGCTTTTTATCAAGAGTCCGACTAATCGGGTCATGCACGATTTCAGAACTACCAAACGCAACCGCCCGTACCTTGTCTCCTAATGACAAGCGCAAGACTTCAGACTGGTAATCTCCGGCCCCTTTATCGACATAAATCGCAAATGGTTCGTAAATTTTATCCAGTTCTTTCAATTTCTTAACAGCATTGTCATACGTGTATTGTCCACGTGGAATCTCAATACGATTGATGACTCGAAAACGTCCATAAGGTGATAAGACTTCGTCCATATCAGTTCCTGTTTGGCGTCGCTCTTCGAATCTATCCCATTGTGTCACTACAATTTGCGTAGCGGCACCGGCTTTATCCCAGTCAACACCAATCGCAATTGGCGCATCATTGGTTCGCTGGCTGAGATAACCATAACCACTTGAACTAGCTTCGTCAATGTAGTCTTTGTTGAATACCCCAGCATCCTCTGTTCCAAATTCTGCTAGAACTTCGTGCTCGTAAGCCGAGTTCGTGTACATCATTTTCATTTCTCGTTCCATCTCTGGAGACCACTCTGGGTTAACCATTGTAGGGAAATGGAACTCTTTCCATCCTTCTGCTGAAGCTCGGTCGTAGAGCCGGGCATCGAAGTGATGACCATCCGTTGTTTTCAACGGACTAATTTTCTGATTTTGGTTGAATGGCAGTTCTACACACGCTTGATAAAACTTTCCACGACGACCAGTTGGCGTCGAGGCCATCATAACCCCAATTCGTTTTGGTGCCTCCATCGAAATCGCATAAATCGCTTCAAAGTCTTTATCACCTAAATAGTCTACTTCCAGTTCCTTACACAAGGCGTGACCCTTGCTCCCGGCTTTCACACGGGGATGAGACTATATCATCATCTCTTTGTATTGTTGTACCATCATTTCAAACGTCCGATAGACGAGAAAATCTTCTTTTGGCACATACATCAAATCGTTATAAATTGATATTGTTTCAATCGTATGCGAATTGATATCCAATACCACAGGAATAAACTCATACGCTTTAAATTGGTAGAAGCAGTCCTGTTGCCACGGGTAGCTTTCACTAATAAAGAAGTATGTGCCCCCTCGTTTGTAGTTTCCGAGGGTTGTATTCATTGTGATTTTGAAAAATACAGGAGATGCTGAGCGCTTCGAAGGCACTTGCCCTCTACTCTCTTTCGAGATAGTCGTTGCGGACCATCCTGTTGCAGTGACAGGACATTCCTCAGAATTGCCATGCAATGAGGTATATGCACGTGCAATATCTACAATAGACTGTCCAGCGGTTTCAGATAGATGACGCAATGACTGACGATATTGTTTGTCGGATAAGTACATATAGAATTCCTCCATTGGTTAGGTTTCTCTGATTTCACTCAGTTTTCATTATGCTGTCACCAGCATACGGGACAAAAATTTATCCAAGTAGAGCCATGAGGCTTTTTGACCACGAAGCGACCCACCTTCGGCCCCAGAACGGGTACCGGCTGTGTATAGCTTGATACGTGATTTGTTGTGGAACACAATTTCATAAGGAGAACGCCGGATAGCACTGACCGAAGCTCGTAGGGCTTCATTGTTTTCAATGAAGTTGTTGAGCTGGTCAAAAATCTCTCGGGCTTGGGAATCATACGGTGTCGCAACCAGGCAGGTTGCCCCTTTCTTGATTTCTGTTCCGCCATTACAGGTATAAGCTACCCATAACATGTGAGCTGTCATCGTCCATGTGTTATGAACAAGAATGTCTTCAACGACTAAGTTGTGGGTTTCGGGTACGAAGACGTCATATGTTTCACGCATTCCTACCGATTCAATTTCTACAACTTCTTCCCAGAGGACATCGCTGTAAACTAAGTCATATAAGAAAGCCGAATGCATGTTTTCAGCGAATACACGGGCTTTTCCTTTACTTAATCCATGATTCATCCGAAGCCGTTCGGTCTTCGAACCAGATACTTGTGTTTTCGTCATTTTCTTTTCGCGTCGTTCTTTTTCAATATGTGGCCATATGTCTTTTGGTAAAATATCATCCATCGATTGCATTTCTAATGCGCGACGGTATGTAGCTGAATAATCACGTGCCGTCTTATTGCCTTGACGAACACTATCAATAAATCGAATCACATGCTCTCGGTAATAGGTCATAACATGGAAATATTCTGTATCATTGACATGTTTCTTCAAGATGTTTGATTTAATCCCTAAACGAAGCAGTAAATGTTTCAGATTACGGGCAAAATCGTGATGCGGCGTACCATATCCAATTTCAACAATCCGTTTTGCATAGTCCCAGCCACCAACATCATATAAAGCGGCAATAAAGCATTCGAGCACCGTTTTATCGTATTGGTAGACTTCTTCTGGTAAAATACCCAATCGAGCTTCTTCTGCCACTAATTTAAACTCATTTAAGTGGTGTGGAATCCAGAGTTCGTAACTTTGCTTACGTTTCTCGATTTTAGCGAAGACACCATCGTGTTTTTCGAAGACTTGTTTCATCCGGTCTTGGACACTTTCAAAACGAGACTCTAAACAGAGCGAATCTTTGAAAACACGTCCACCAGCGACCAGATATCCAAGCATGGCCGCTCTCTCAGGAGCTGGAATTCCTTTAACATAGTCATGTTCTGTGATGCTTCCCTTATGGTCGAGTTTCTTTGGAACCGCAATGGCATTTCCAACTTCTAATAAGTCCACTTCCACCCATCCATCAATCGTTAATACGGGGTGATTGCCAGTCAACAAGACTTCGGCGCCGTGTTTTGTCTTCACTCGGAAGACTTCTTTAACTCCATTCTCTTCAATGAAGAAAGCACTAGAGTTTTCTAACTGATATTTTTCATTTAACGTAAGTAGATTTACTGTGTCAGCTTGCTTTTGTGTTGCATACAATTCTTCAATCATTGTGTACTTGCCTGTAATCGGGTCTAAAATCCGTTGGTCTCCGGCAATACACTTTCCGATACGACGTCCACACCGTAGAACTTTACGATTATGGGGATGTCTTAGAATTTCTTCTTGGTACCAACGAGGTTTATCTCCTCCGAGATGATGTCGTGCCCATTTCACCGGGTCACGCATAATCTGAAGTACCTCTTGGTCATGTTGCTTTCCCAATATGTCACTACCTTTCCTCTTTTATTGACGCGAAAAAGAGCGGAAAACTTGTTTCCGCCCTCAATAAAACCTTTTATTTCCTGTCTGTCAACACATTGCTCATTTTAGAACGAACGTGGTGTGTTGTTGTGGAAGAGACGTGCTTCTCCACCTAATGAAGACCGAGCATTCATTTTCGACCCTTGAATCGCTTGAACGGCCGCTTGACGCATTGTTTGAGCCCGTGAACTGTCAATATAGTTCCCACCAACAGTACGGTCTGAGACCAATTGACTCCGCATTTCTTCAGAACGTTGTTTCCGCCATTTGTATCCGGCTTCGACTGCATCAATTCCAGTGGTTGCCGCCATATGTCCCCACATGACCGGAGCCGCCGCTGACCATGCCGCAAAACTTGCCGCCGATTTCAGAGCCGCTTCACCCACTCCTTGTCCTTGGTCTAAGTTGGATTTAAAATCTAAGGCTGTCATCCCGACGCCTAAATATCCTGCACTCTTGAGACCACCATGTGTCGCTTTAATCATTCCGCCCATACCTGCCATTTAGATTACCCCTTTCTCCGATTGTGCATACCAAAGACCATGTCTCCGCTTGCACCTAATGTATTTGATGTCCCTGATTTAGAACCACCGTCCGCTAAGAAGGTTGGAAGTTCACCAGACTCCATTGTTCCCATACGAGGGGTTGTCATTCGTTTTACATCCAAGAGACCTGTTCCACTTCCCATGAACCCATCATCACCAGTTGCTGGATTACCACCAACTCCAGCTGACGCACCAGCCGCAACTCCTCCTATTGCTAAAATAGGAAGAGCACGTACTTTTTTACCCGTATATAAGTTACTAAAGTTTTTTCCACCGACATCGTTTTTTAAGAAAACTTCAGACGCTGTATTTTTAATCTTTTTGTCTGAAGACAACGCTTCTCCTAAACGACGTGGTTTGGAAGCCACACGTTGCGCCCCACTATTTAACCGTTTGACAGCGGAATTAAAGAAACTTTGTCCTTTTGCCATACTAATCTTCCTTTCTTATGAATTTTTACGGTTTTTCCGAGCGTCCATGACTTCTTTTGACTTATTAACCATGCGGTTGTTGGTCATCAAAGCTTTTACACCGACTCCGTAGTTATCCGTTTGTTTACGGTACGTATTCAAGATGTTATGTTCGCCACGTAAATAGCTCTGAGCACCTGTTGCTTGTTTTAAGCTTCGAGCCCCGGCCATTCCAGTTGCCCCAATAAGCGCTCCTGATTTGGCACCATCCCAGAAGTCTCCACCTTGCATCGACTCTAAGCTACCTCCGATGACACCACCACCGACTGCTCCTCGAACAGCCGAGCGGCCGACACCACCCATACCACCATTGGATTTAAAACGGTGACTCATGTCTTGTTTCATGAGACCTAATGCGTCATCATCGGACATACCGGCTGTTCGTTGACTTGTGCCACCTGCTCGAACTTTAGCATCGTTACGTCCTTGTTCGATTGCAGATTTATACCGGTCAACTTGACGTTGAGGCGCTAACCGTTCGTGCTCTGCCGCCGCCGCTTCGTCTTTCTTTGTTTGTTTCTTTTCTTGTCGAGCTTCACGTCGTCGTTCTTGGCGCCGTCCTTTTTTCTTATCCAACTTGTCAAAGTAATCTTCACGAGCAGAATCTGCCGATTGTTGACGTTGGTTATGAAAATCATTATGCGCTTCTTCTGTTCGTTGGGCTCGTCTATAATCTGTTTTTGGCGTTCTGCTTTCACCATAATTTGAAGGAAGCTGATTAAAAGCACTTTCTTGCGCTTTTACTTGGTCATCGACATGAGCCGTTCGGTTATGACTTAATTTCGTTTGTCCATAAGTATTACCTCGTTCTGCTCGACTAGCAGTTCCATATCCATCTGGTAATGAGTTAAACGCACTACCTTCACTTCTTGCGTCTGGAATCCCGCTATTATGTCCTGTATTCCGATTCTTTAATTCACTTGGACTTAATTTTGGGGTGTGAGAACCCGTATTATAGGTTTCAAGTTTTGGTTTTACAAATTTAGGCATTCTGAGTCTTGGCATTATTTAGTCTCCTTACTGGAATTTAGAATCACCCATTTTATAGTGTCCCGTCCGTTGCTCAAACATTTCAAAAGCAATGTTTCCAAAGCTTGGGTCGTTGTATCCATAATTCCGGTTTTTTTCTTTTTGTGCTCGTTTTTCCAACGTAATCTTTTTCTCGCCATCTTTTTTGATATCTTCAACGTCTGATGAACGTTTCATACCGTGTAAAGCTGACAACGCACCACCCACGGCAATCACACCCATGGCAATTTTAGAGCCTTTCATGACCTGTTTCCCACGTTTCACAACACGTTCTTCATGTGTGTCAATATTTCCTTGGTTCTTGGTCGTCGTGGCTTTTTTAATCCGTTCTTCTTTGGTTTCTAAGCCTTTCTTCTTACGAAGCTCTTCACCACGTTCTTCTCCATGTCGTTTCTTTAATTCTTCAATTTTCTTCTCGTCTGACCCGGCATCGGTCTCAAATTTCTTGATTTGTTGGTCCCATAGCTTCTTTTTATGTACAGATTCTTCTACTTTGTTCAAATACTTATTGGCAACGACAGCGGCCCCACCAATTCCTGCTGTATACACAGCGGATGTAGCTACAGTAGAGACGACTCCATCATCATCATTATCTAAGAGACTATGGGTAACCCCCATTTTCAATCCTAAAGCGGCTAGAGCGGCAAACTTGTTTTGCCCAGACATTTTACTAATTTTACTTTTTGCGCCCAATGCCTTTTCTTTGAAACCATTCATTTCTCCTCGTTGACTACCTTCTAAGGCACGACGGTATTGTTTAGGAGAAACGGTTCCGGGGTCTCGTGATGCACCTCCCTTCGGTGTCTTTTTTTCTTCTCCAGGAATCTTTCGTTCTAACATTTCCTCTACCGTTTGAGGATTGTAATTCATTTCTGGTTGAACTTGACGACTAGCAATTTGAGACATAGGAAAAGCTTGATTAAACTCTTGTAAATTAAACGGGGTACTCATTCAGAATCAGCTTCTTCTTCTGTCTCCGCAATACGGATACTATCGAGATAATCCCCATCAATGATTTCACCTGGCATCGACTTCACTTCTTTTAGTAATTCGGAAGCATAAGAAGATGGGTCCATCGTGACTTGGACTTTCGCGCCGACTTTATCCTTACGCGTACTATTCATCAGTTCAAGGACCTTATGGCGTTTATTTGTAATCTTCTCTTTATACTCTGTTGCTTTTGAGAGTTGTTTGTTCGTGATTTCATCCCCATTGTCCGTGACAGTGACGACTACATCTTCTACGAAGTCTCCATCAATTGCCATTTTGTTCTCGGCACGCATGAGCTGAACATCATAGTCAATGAGGTCTTTAATCAACGACATATCAACGAAATCATCGTCGCTGGCATTGAACTCTTCTTTGTAGTCTTCATAGCGTGTCATAATCAATGAGATTTCAAGCGGACAACGTTCTCCTGTTGGGTTATACCCTTGGTCTAGAATCGGACAGACGGCCGCATACTGACATTCTTCTCCTTTACAGAGCATAGGGATAGAAGCATACATACCATGTTTGGTCTTATTCATAGCAACACCAAACTTAATTGCTTCAATACCTTGTTCACTTATCTTCCAAGAGGAAGGTAAGGCTTCTTTCTTGATGTTCATATACTTCTTAGGAGCTAATAAAGAGAGTTCCTCTTTGCGTTTATCTTGTTCTTCCATAGTATTCATCCTTTCGTATTTCCCGACCTAATAGACAAGCGACGGGCAGAAGTTACCATTCATTTATGAATCGAATTTTTACAGGATTATTTTCCTGACATTTGTGCATGTTGCCGTAAGAGAGTGGCAGACATTACTGTCTATGTGCGAAATGTAACCATTTACGGCCGAAATCTCAAGATAAACCGCTGGAAAACGAAAAAAGACGAAGCTCCGGGTTAGATATCTCCGGCTTCGCCTGTTACTTTCGTTATAAACTCCCTATAGGTCTTCTCTTGCTTATAGTCCTCTCTCTTATAGAACCCTATATGTTTCTCTCTCTATAGGATAAGGATAGGAAGGGCTAAAGCCCCACATACAAAGAGTATGTTCCCGCCGGGCATCTGATTTTAAAGATGGTTCTCTCTCTGTATTAGTCTTTCCCCTTATAAGACTCTCTTCTGTAGTAGTTGTGATTAGAAAAGAGATTGGAAAAAGAATAAGACAAAGGTGACGGCGCCGACTCCTCCGATTCCCCCTATAAGCACTTGAAACAAAGTAATCCGCTTACTCAGTTTTATTACATATGTCCACATGACCCATCACTCCCACAATATGTACAGTAAAGCGCTACTATGGACGATAAAATAGACTAACCAGATATAGAGCGCCCACCAGCCATAGTTTTGATAATACTTCTTCTCTCTTATATAGAAGAGAGTCTCTTGATAGAGATAGAACGTACTAATCACGAACAATATACTATACATCTCATAGAAATTCATATTAACTGGCGCCGACGGCTACTTTTATATCCTTTTGTCGGGTATAGCGCATCTTTTTAAACTGAATGTAATAGGTATAAGCCGCCTTCTCCTTCTTCCACCCTACAATCTCAATATCAAAGAATTCATAATGTGTGTTTTCAAAATTAAAATACAAATCTTCTAACTCTCCCATAAGGCCGCCGACATCAATCCGATGCATGTACAGCAGGACCCCATTCGTCGATTCCGGGTTCTTTTGGTACCGGACATCGAACGCTTCATCTAACAATAAGTTAATCAACTCTCGACACGCTCCTTACGCTTACGTAATACCCCGTCTATGGCGTCTGTACAAGGCGCACAAAGCCGTACTATCTCTTCACTATCCTCTACCTTAAAACTAGCATAGCGGTCGCGTAAGAGACTGTCACAAGAAGCACACCGACGGCCTTCTACTACTGAAAAATGTAAAAGTACAGTCTTCTTCATCTCAAAAAACTCCCTTCTTCTCCAGTTGCGCTTTTCTCTTAGATGTCTTGCCTTTATCCTATCACCTATCCCTTCCAATTACTATATTTTACTTCCTAACTTGTGCCTTATAGGGCCATTTTCTATTGAATTTCATTTTTGCAAAGACTCTCTTTTAAAAGAAAGGGTAGGGGGTCTTTTTTCCGCCCACCCCCCTTTTTAATGACAAAAGAAACGGAACGGGTTTTGTGATAAAAGGGTCAATTCGGTGGTGAGAGCTATGAGAAGAATAGTGGAAAGATATTGAACCCGAACAAGAGGTGCGGACCAGGAGTCGAGAAAAGACGTTCCTATAGTGGAAATTGACAAAAAATTCTCAGCGGCATGGTAAGTGTATAGGTATAAAGTGGGAATCTTTCGGCGCCCACCCCCTATCTATAACACTAACTGAGGAGTTGAATATTTATGAACATGCAACACGAACAAATCTTTGGAGCATTACGCTCTCATAAGGAAGACATCGCTAGTCTTCTTGGCCTTGAATTACCTGTCAAACTAGAAGTCTCGTTTGATGAAGAATCAGGTGGACATTTAGCATCACGTCCATTAGAAACAGTAGGGTTATATGTTGCACCTACAGTTGGTTTTCCTATGCATACAGTATGTGTACGTGCTGATGCAGATGTCATTGAGATGGTCAACTCATTGGCACATGAGATGAGACATGCATGGCAGTATGAGAATGCATGTAATGAGGAGCTTGTACGTACACGCTTGCATGCCTTTGTAGTTAAGGCAGTATCTAAGGTAGTAAAGGATGTCGCTACCCTACAGTATGCCAATGCATGGGAAGAAGTAGATGCTCGTGTGTATGCCTCATGGTACTTGAGTGGTGAGGATGTCCCTTGTCCTACAGTACCTATGCTAGAGGATATGCGTGTACGCTACCCATCCCTATCTGATGGTGAGCTACGTATGATGCGGCGCCGTGCTGGTAATGACTATGCAAAGCATGGGCCTAATAGCATCATTGGTTAATGTATGAGAACACCCACCTATTACTATGTGGGAGCAATAAGGCACAGATAGTGCATGAGCTATAGAAGGGAGTATATATGCACCAATCATCATTATTTAAGAAGGTAAGTCGTTTTACTTACCTATATACAGGCTCTATGCAATTAGAGCTTGAGATGGGCGTTATTACCCTATTCATGCAGGAGTACCCTGATATGGGGCATGCATTGTATGACATTGAGATGGATATGGGTAGCATCGTACTCACAGTCTTCCCTACACAGGGGTAAGCAATAAGCCTTATGTATATAGGCCCTCATATGGAGGGGTGTATGCATAGGGTGCTGTATATAGGCGCCTCCATATAGGGGGGTCTATAGCAAGGCCTCTATATTAGGCCCTCTATATAAGGGGGTCCATATAGGGGGTACCATATAAGACCCCTCTATATAAGGGGGTATCCAATAGGCCGGGTATACCGGATGCGGACGAAAGGGGTAAATCCTCATGACAACTCAAACAACTAAAGCAATTGTATCAAATAACGTTTCTTCAATCACATCTGCACAAAAACGTGCGATTCAAGAGAAACAAATTGCAACACCGGTTGAATTACAACCAACACTTGGCTTCCCAGTATACGCCTTTACTCTTACAGGGAAGGCCGTAAAAGGAGCCGAATTGTTCGGTAAACATCACCACTTCTGCCATGTCAACTCAGAAGATGTATTGGCCATGGTACGCAAGTATCGTATTGATAACAATACGATGGCACGGATGTTTAACGATGTAGGCGTGACGACGTCTAAGAAAGGTTTTGTTTTTATTTCGTATGACCAACAAATTGGTCTTGAAAACAAATTTAAAACGAAAGCTCCATATCGTAAACCGATGTATGAGTTTTTAGCTACATTGCCAAAATCAACAATTGTTGTTTCTAATAATTTATTTGTATTGGAATTGGCAGACCGACTTGGTTTTAAAGTATTAAACCGTTCAGTATCGGTCGCTCGGAAACATGGCGTACATCATGTTGTAGTTACACGTGGAATTAGTCGTAATGCAACAGCCGCGATTACTTCATTATTCAGTGGCATTAAGACGACTATTGTCACGTACTAAGTTAGTTTAATTCATTTGTATCGATATGGTCTTGGCGAGGACCTTAAACTACGACATCGTGGGCGCACTTACGCAAAAGGAGTAATTAATCATGAACACAACAACTACAGCAGTAAACGTAACAGTATTGGCAAACGAGCTTTCAGTAGCTCAAGCACGTCTTGTTGAATTACAAGATGTGTCGGTTCGCGTTGTTAAGCGCGAAAAGAAAGTCGCTAAAGCTATCGTGCGTGTACGTCGTGCAGAAAAAGCGCTTAAGAAAGGAGTTTCAGTTATGAAAACAGCTGAAAAGAAAGAACGTCGTCTTCAGAACAAAAAGGCACGTGCTCGTAAGGTAAAATACGCTCAGCTTCGTGCACGGGCGTTATTACGGACTTTGACAGAGATGGCGGAGCTTCCAGTTCCTTCATTCCTACAGACTTACGCTAAGAAACTGAACATTCAGTTCTATGCTGGTCAAGGGAAGCTATCAATCGGTGAATTGTTCGAGAAGGCGAAAACCCTTCAAAAACAATTTGGTCCGAAAAACACTTCATTCAACTTATCGGCGGATGTAGTCAAAATCTTCTTCTTTGATAAAGAGAAGAACTTGGTTGAAATGGCGCCACATCACTTAAAGAACTTGGTGCATACGGACAGTTTGAACCAAATGCAAATGAACGAGGACGCTCGTTTGTTTGTTGCAGTGGAAGGGTCTTCTCGTATTCAAGACTTCGTAATGGACAAGAACTCTCTTGTTCAACGTAACTCTGAATCTTTATTGGTTCGAGATACGGCTAAGAAACTGCAACGATTCCGTGTTACAAAACGTGACCCGTTGAACCGTAAGGATACGATTGTTGATGTCATTGAAGCGTATGACAATACACGTCAATTGAACGTCAAAGTTACTGATATCGTGGATGTTATCAAAGACCTCTTTGATGCAGACAATATCGGTAACCAGTTTGGCATCTTGACAGAATCTGTCATGGAAGAGTTAATCACAAACACTATCTTGAACGGTGTCTTGTTGATTGATGAGCGAAACAACGAGTTCAAAGTCTTTACGTTGAACTCAGCGGCGCCATCCCAAACGCGTAAGGGAGAAGCGGCGTTCTGGCAGTACGGCGTGCACAACAGTGTACAAGGATTGGATGAAGTGCTCTTCAATGAGGAAGCTCGTTCTATCGCTGTATACGGTCGCTTTAATGATACGTACCGTTTGAAAGAATACGGTTCGTTGAAAGAAGGATTACGCACATTCAAGATGGACAAAGAACCAAAACGTCTGGAAATGCCAGCGTCTGGTTCACGTGAATCTAAGAGTTTTGGGCAACTCGTTGGTAAATTAAAAGTTGAAGAAGCTTTTGACTACCGTGATGACGAGAAAACAGAAAAGGACAAACAAGCAATCGTTCTTGAATCTGTAAATAAAATGATGGGTGGCGTAAAACGTCGTATTCTCATCATTCAAGACCCGATTCACAATGTTAAGGCTGTGGCAAAGGTCGTTAAGAAATATAACGCCAAAACTGGAAAGCCTTCGATTGAAGAAGCTCTCCACAACTTCGACAAAAACCTTGTCGATGGCGGTATTCTTGTGTCTCATGAGTTTACACAATTCATGGTGGCAGAAGGTTTGTTAGAACATGAAGGTCAAAGCTTCCAAGGTCGTGGGGTTGCCGGTGTGAAACCATTCGCATACGGTGTTCCAATGATTAAGGAAATCACAGGCTTTGATGCTATCTTCATGTCAGGTGCGTTGAAACTTGACGTACTCCCAGCAATGCTCGAAGGACGCTTCGAGTTTTCTGTTGTTCAAGGCTCACGTCGTGAGTTTGAGAAGGACATTGCGCCTGTAGCAACTCAGGCTCTTCTAGCGGCAGGTACGCCGAAGAAGAACTTGAAACGGTTGCATCAGATTGCGCAAGGCCGTGTGCATGCGGCAATGGATTCACCCGCCAAAGCATTACGTGTCTTGAATATCTCAGACAGCTTTGACGAGAACACTCTCAGTGACGGCACAACTGTCGAAGAGATGAACGAAATCATTGAAGGTGAAAGTGGTATCAAAGCCATTCTCAAACAGTCAGTGATTGCATTAAAAGACGGTGTCATCAAACAACGTCTTGCAAGTCTTATGACGAAAGCTCTAGAGAAGATGACTCTAGGGAATGTCTTAGTAGACGATACTAAGATGCGTCATATGGGCTTTGACATCTTTATGGTCCTGAAAGCGGTCCAATCGTTGTTCACGCAACGTGCTAAAGGTGTGGAAGTTCCACAAATGGAATGGGTGGCTTCTATTCCAGCAGGATGTGCGGTAGTTGTCGATGCAAATGGCAACTTGCGCATTGGGGAGTTCCTTGCGATTCGTTATCCGGCTCTTAAAGCGGAGGAAGTACGAAAAGTATTGGCAACTGCCACGTTCGGTTCTGAAGAAGCACGTGCTTATTACGAGGCGGCCGCGAAAGCTGGTTACTTCCAAGGGCTCGTGCTCTTCAACTCTGTTGACATGACAACAGAAGCGATGTCTGGTGCAGACTTCGATGGTGATACGTGTTTGGTTATCTTTAACCGTTTAATGGTTAAACCGTTCTCTAACCTTACACCACTTCTCGATTTCTACATCAAAGAAGATGGCACTCTTGAAGGTGGATGTCCTTGGGCGCAACCGAAAGAGGCACGAGACCTGTTAGCTTACATCACACTACCAGAAGGTCTTGAAGTGACACAAAAATCCAACGATAACGGATTAACGTGGACACTTGTCTTTAAGGAAGAAGACGTTAAGGCTCGTCCACAAGACGTGTACTACGTATTCAACCGTATGACAGCACTTCACATCATCGAGACATCTAAAGCTTCTTCTATCGGGCTTTGGACAAACCGTTTGATGAACATCGAAGACATCATGCTCGAAATCGAGTCAGAGATGGATTTGACAGTGCGCATCGGACATCATCACCCTGAAATGGTGAAGAAGTATGCTTCATTGGTTAATGAGCATGCGTATTACAACGAATTGGCAACATGGTTAACATGTGTCGTTCGTTGGGCGATTGATGAAGCTAAACACGGTGGGGCGTTCAACAAACCACTTGAACACGTGTTAAACTTCTTCGAAAATGCTCCATCGCCAACAAAAATCAAGGAAGATATCAAAGCTGGTATCTTTAAAATGGGTCGTATGTTCTAAGACTCATTTGTTTACAGCGAATTGTGGAGGGGTGAGATGCCCTCTTTTTGTTTTGATTATTTTACTGCCAACAGGACGGAAAATACCGTATGAGGCTCTGCTGATGCAGAAGAACAGGGGAAAACTCATGTCTTACACAACTAACACTACTACTAACAACGTCAAAATTTGGACTGCTGAAGAAGCTATCCAACAAATGCAAACAATCCGTACAGTCGAAGTGATTCAAGTTTCATCTCGTGAGGCTGTGAATTACTTGTCTTCGAATACTCCATCTCCTGAAAAGGAAATGGTGCTCGAAGCGTTAGTCGAACTTCGCAAGATGTTTGGTCCTAAAATGGGCTTTATCCATGGACAGACGCCGGAACAATTGGCGAATTTCATGACTAAGGTCAAACAACTTGCTGTCGACGGCAAGTTGGAATTAGAAGAAGATGAGGATTCCGATATCATCGATTGGGAAACAGAACATTATCTAATCTCCTTCCAAATTTTCAAAGCCGGAAAGAACTGCTTGTCACAGTTCACAAGTGAGCCGAAAGAACGGTTCACATTCCGTAATGTCTTGCAAGAAACGTACGACCGTGCATGTATGCACGAAAGCTTCAAAGCAGAGAAGATGCCATTCCAACGCCCAGGGTTCATTGCTGGGCAGAAGATGGAAACTGGAGACCGTGTGGTTTTCCGTTATTCTTCTGTGCAACTCAGCACAGATTTTGGTGGCTTCATCATTCGTGAATTGATGGAAGTACGTCGTTCATTCAAACGTACGATGAACATGTTGTCTGAGTTCATGACATTGGAGGAGCGCCTTGAGATTTCAAAGGAAGAGAAAGATACTCTTCTTCAGAAGTCAGGACAATTGTTGGCTTATGCCAGCAATGCGATGGACAAAATCCGCAAATACAAAGCGGAGATTGAGCCACGCGCTATCAAAGCATTAGGTATGCGCAACCTAACGCGGGATTTCCAGTACAAAGCCGATAAGCTTGAAATGCAACAAAAAGGCTTTGTCGATATGAAAGAATTGGCGGAACGTCATTCTTATCGTGTTGGTCGTCAAGTTTGGGACAACCAAATGACAACGACAGGAAAGAAAGGGTCTTGGCTCCGCAAAGTCATGACGCAAGTAGAGAAAGACGAACTTGCAATCATGAACCAAGACATGAAAACAGAGTTGAACTCTGTTCTTGCGGAATGGGTCAAAGAGCACGAAAATGGCATGCTCAAAATTGCTGTTGTGACATACGTCCAACAGTATAACATCGAGAAAGATTCGCTCGATGGATTGGCGTCATTCTGGGATACTTTCGAAGAAGGGCTTTTAATGGCTCTTCACGCCATGAAAGTTGAGAAGGATGCACCACTGCCAGTGTACGTTGCTTCAAGCAAACCGATTTACTTCATGTTCCTTCCTCCAATGGGGAACACAGCTGTTGTACCAGCCGCTCATGCTGAACTTACAAAACGTAATGTGCATGGCAAACGTATCGAAATCGTCACAGTTGGTGATGAGGTCGGTATTCAATTGGAGTGTGGCTTCTTCCCGCTTGAGAAACGGGCAGACCGCATGAAGTGGTTACCGGTTGGCCGTGATTATACGGCGAAGGTAGCTCGTTACAAAAACACTGTTGTTGGTGGTATCTCAATCGAACTTGAAGATATTCAAGCGATTGAAACAACACCGGAGCCAGAGCCAGAAGTTATGGCTCCTGCAACGACAGTCGTGCAAGAAGAATCCCAAGTTGTCACTCAAGACGCTTGGGATGACATTGACGAAAGTCAAATGCATTACTATGAGGACTATGCGGCGGAGCAGGAATCTGCTTTTGACGCACCAGTTGTCGTAGAGCCAGTTGTCTTAGCTGTTACTGAGACGATTGTTGCAACGCTCAAAACGTATACACCTGAGCAGTTGTTGACACAAGACTTTGAAATGAAAGTGTCGCCGCTTGGCACACAGATTTTCATCGTCATTCAAGGTGCTCACACTTTGGCATTCTCGACAGATGTTCAATTGTCTTCGATTGACGAGTTACGTCACGATGGCACGAACTTTATTGTTTGATTAAGGAGGCCCTCTTCGGAGGGTCTTTTGTTTTATTGTCTACCACTATACTCATACAAAAAAGGGGAAATTAATCATGAAAATCCAAAACAAACTTGCTCGTTATATCAACAACACTACTGTCAGCAACAAAGAAGTACAAGTCAACAAAATGGTGAAAGCCATTGCGTTGGCAGAGCGTGAGTTGGAACAGGCTCGTGCTTTATTTGCTGATTTCAATTCAGCACCAGTTCCACCGGCACCAAAGAAATCTATTCTTCACTCAGGCATGGGTGAAATGACATCAGCGTCTGAAGTTCAGGCGTTGGTGTTTGATGCTGATAAAACAGCAGGGATTGCTTCTGTCGTAGCTAAGACAGAAGTGAAACCAGTTGAGGAGGTGAAAGCTTTGGTCTTACCAGATACTCCTGTTCAAGGATTGGTATTACCGGATGTTGAACCAAAAGGCTTGGTGTTGCCTGGCATTGCGCCGAAAACACTTGTTGAACCGGAGAAGGCTGTCGACGGCCTTGTTTTACCGGGTGTCAAACTTGTTGATAAGGTAAAGGAAAATATTCCGGCACCTGCAAAATCAACAGGTCCGAAAGCAGGGTTCATCAGTGGCCCTGTCTCTGCCAAGCTAGTGTTGAATAGCGGACGTCCTAGCTATAAACACGACACCATTGCTTATACAGAGAAACTACGTGTCTTCATGTACACGGGTATCATGAAACTTGCGGAAGCAGGAGTTTGTGAGATTCGTGTACCAGAGCTTGATGGTGTCGAGCTCATGATGGCACTTGTCTGGGAAAGCGTGATTGCGAAATACCCAGACATGAAGATGGTCTTGTATACAAACAACAAGACGGTCTTCAAGCAATACAAGGAGCCGGAACTAGAGAAAGCCGCTGGTATCTACTCTCCTGCACGATTATCTCGTGGCTTGCGTCATTATGCTACGAAGGTCGTGGAAGTAAACGGCTCTGCCTTCGATGTTCGTCGGGCAGTAGCTAAGGATACGGTCGGATACGTCCGTGTCTCACCGTTTGGCGTGGAGGATGTCTCAACTCCACTCTATCAAGGGAAAGCCTTGACAGTCTCTATTTGCCCATGGACGTTGGCAGTAGAGATTGGCGGAGAACTAACTCATAAGTCGGTACCGGCTGATGGGAACGATTATCGTCCAACGAATGCCAAGCCTAAGGAAACTGTCGAAGAGACAGTGGCACCCGCTGAAGAAGTGGATGTTACCTTGGCAATGGGTGGCTTCGATTTCTAATCGGGGCCTACCGTTTGTTTCACAGTTGGCTATCCGGCCTTCGGCTCAGGGTTGAAGTTCAAGCCCTTAAGAGCGGAGGCCTACGGCCATCTCGTTCGGTATTACCAATTGAAAGGAGTGACTACGATGTCACGAGAATTTATCATTCATTTATTACGTTTAGTGTTACCTTATCCATTGCATTGGTTTGAAACCAAGTCCTTGTTCGAATTGAACGGGATGTATGCAGACAACCGGTGTGCCATCTCCCGAAAGCGTGTGGAATTGGCGTTTGCCGCCGATGACCGTCGCTTGCAAGAACGACTGAAGAAAAGACCGGTGCTTCCCTCTGGTGAAGACAATGGGTTGCCCTTCTTTTAGTACGGAAGGGCTACGGCCCTTCTTTTTATACTATAATCTAAGGGGGATTTAACATGAAAGAATTAATCGAACGTATAGAAGCTTCAAAATTGCATCAGGAAGATGTTGTCGCATTAGCTCGTGAGTTCGGCGATGACTATACACCTGAGCAATTCAAAGAAGCGGTGACCTTGAAGTATACGGGTCCTAAGTATGCAAGCTGGGCAACTGGTCAAATCTTACGTAATCTGGTGAACGAAGCCATGATTGCGTGGAGAGACGGAATAGACTCCCGCCGACCTCTTGGTAACAATGAGCGTCGTTGCCGGTGTGGTACCATTATCTGGTTGGACCCGGATTTTGGCATAGAGTCGCATAGTTGTAATTAAAAAAGAAAAGAGCGGAGGCCTACGGGCCTTCTACATATGATTCATAATACTACATTCAAAGGGGATATTATTATGTTAATCCAAAATCCTATGGCTCGTCCTACTACTGATAAAGTACCGTATGATTATTCCGATATGCTTCATCGAGTAGCTTTACGTATGAATGCATTTGTGACTGCTTATCGTAGTCCTGACTTCAATCGTTTCCATCCCTCTATTAACGCACTTCATCTTGCTACCACATCACAATATTGTCCTGATTATGACAACGATGATGTATGGGAAGATATCTTTGCTCAAGCGGCAACGGGCAAAAAGAATCGCTTTTCTGAAGATTACAATGATGCTGTTGATGCATACCACAAACGACCTCATGGTCATTGGCGTTACTAAGGGGCCTCCGGGCCTTCTTTTTTTTGATTTATATTCTATCCAAAGGGGAGATTCATATGGTAGAAAATACTTTAGCTATACAAGAATTGGCGTTTGCGATGAATGATTTCATCAGTAAACTCCTTGCTAATCCTCAACGAAGTTACCAAAGCTTTTCTGATGATGAATGTAAGGAATTAGTAGATGCTTTGTCTGTTTTCGATGGACAGGATTACGACCATCTAACGCATTATCTTGCTGGTTTTATGGTCCGCCATAAAAACCCAAATGACCTCTTCAGATTCAATCGTCATGATGATAATTACTCCCTTGATTATGCGGCTGGATTCTTCCAACAGGTAAGCATGTCATTGTATTATTATGCGTAAGGGGCCTTCGGGCTCCTTTTTTTTAATCCCAAACACATTCCCAGTAGCCATACATATCCTTCGGCTACACAGAACCAAGAGCGGGGGACTACGTCCTCCTTTTGCTGATTCATAATCTAATACTAAAGGGAGAGATTTACATGGTAGAAAATACTTTGGTTGTACAAGAATTGGCGTTTGCAATGAATGCATTACTAGACGCGGACGGTTTTAACTTCGGTACGCCAGAAGTCAACGCATTCGTTCGTTCTGCTGATAAGACAGATGACCCGCATCATTACATGCTATACATGGCTTACCTTATGTACCCTTCTACAGGTTGGGACGTTCCTCAAACTCAATCCGTTGACATGGCTTATGATATCTTCATGGGCTCTCGTATCAACGGTCCTGCTCCTCTTAACTTCGTCTTCACCGACCCTCCATTCTAAGAAGCCTTCGGGCTTCTTTTTTTTAAATCCACACACATTTCCTTCGGCTAGACATATCCAAAATCTTTACATATCCTTTATGACCTAAGACCTAAGAGCGGAGGCCTACGACCCTCTTTTGCTGATTATAAAAGGAGGAGATAGTATGTTTCGAGTAATTATTGCCGGTGGTCGGACCATGAATAATTATGAGTTATTAAGAAGTGAGGCAGATGCTTTATTGGCAAGAAAGGTATTGGAAGGCGAACACATCGTTATTGTCAGTGGGACTGCTAAAGGTGCTGATAAATTAGGAGAACGGTATGCGGCTGAACGTGGTTATCAAGTTCATCAATACCCTGCTGATTGGGATACTCATGGTAAATCTGCTGGTTATAAAAGAAATGCGTTGATGGCTGACAATGCCGATGCGCTTATGGCCTTCTGGGATGAAAAATCTCGTGGGACCATGCATATGATTAACCTTGCTAAAGAAAAAGGATTGGCAGTCCGTGTTATTAAATATTAAGAGCGGGGGCCTACGGGCCTTCTGTTGCTGATTCATAACTTCATACAAAAAGGAGAGATTCTCATGCATCCACAAATTGAACGTGAAAATGAAATGGACAAATTCTTCCGTCGGGGGAAATACTCGACGAACATCAATCCTGAAACGGGTGAGTTCGTTGAACCCGTCAAAATGATTCATCCTTCGACACCAAACCGGTGCCGTGTCCTTATCGCTCGTCAACCTACGCTTTGTATGAACTTAGCTCATGCCGAGATTCGTCAGACATTGGTTGTAGAGAAAAACGGCAAACAAGGTACGGTTCGCATTGTCTTATGCAAATGTCCAAAAAAAGAAGCACCTGAAAAGTTCCAAGATTACGTGAAACGTTGGAGAGAAAAGGAGAGTCTCGTATGAATTTCTTATTCGTCTTTGGATTGTATACCTTCTTCGCGGTCCTCGTGATTTTCGGAGCGGGGCTTGCTCATTATTTCTTTAGTAAAGGAAAAACGATTCCCGCCTTCTCCATTTTCTTTGGAGCAGTCGCTGTTATCAATATTTTAATCAACGTCGTCTTCAACTAACTTAATCCAATCATATATAAAAGGGAGAGATTCATCATGAAAAAATTCGCTAAACTAGTACTTAAAGTCGGGATTGTCTATACCTTTGCGATGTACGTCGCCGCCATCAGCATCGTCGCTGAAAAGCGGAAAACCGACGCCGAGATTGATGCGTTAATGAAAGAACATGAAGAGGCACACGCAGGGTTCCGCAAAACACTCAAACAATTGGGGGCGATTTAAATGAAATTCTTCGACACGCATACACGTACAAATGTAGACCATCCACTCGTAGCCGTTACGTTAGCCAACGGTCAAAAAGGGGTATTCGTACAGAACGAGATATCGTGTATCAATGGCTTTGATTTTAAACGGAAGATTCTTTCGCAACAGTCGATTGCGGGAACCGTCTACGGGCGCGGCATCCCACTCGAACAGGCGGTTGCTAATTTCAATGAATCTGTCTATGCTAAGAAACGTATCGTCGAGTACCACATCCTAGAGGAGGCTACAACATGAACGAAGTTTATCGTATGATGGAAGAAATTGGCTATGACAAACTCCCACACCGTGGGGAGACCGTCACCAAGAAGTATATGGACGTATACAAAGATGGTGTCCAACATGAAACTATCAGTCATCACCGTCAAGTCTCTTTCAACAACCAAGGACAACGGTTATACGAAGTCTCTGTCAATGGCATAGAATTCTATCCGATTCCTTATGGGTTCGATGTGCCATTCAAGTTTCCCGGGGCGACTATCTACTCCATGATTACACACGCTAAGTTTAATCAATAATACTACTAGGGGGAATTACTCATGAATACTGCCAACCAACTAAAACAACTTGCTGACCAACACCATCTTGGAACTATCGAGATGGACACCTTACTCGCCATCACAGAAAGAATTGGACGGACGGCGACGATTCAAGCTCAACAAGGAAAGTATGAAATGACTATCTCTTGTGATGACAAGACAGGATTCAATGAGTATCTTCCCGCGAATCATACCAATATCCGTCTCGTCGAAAAGGAACTGCATAAGCATGGCTATGATACAAAACTATATTGCCGAGCAGACGAACCTCAAGGTTACATCATCAATATCAGATGGGGTACGCCTCACTCTCATGTTCGTATGCCTCATATTGCTATCATGAATAGTCGTGCACCATTCTAATCGAGGGCCTTCGGGCTCTCTTTTTTTTAAAGGAGGACACATTATGAAACACAATGATACGACACATCGGCTTGCCCTTGCCATGAACACCGTATTCACCACTCAACAAATCAATCAAACTCATCCTGAAACGATTGAATTCGTTGAAGCTTCTGGCTTTCAATCTATCGGTGATGATTCCAAAGTCATTCGGTATTATACAGCAGAAAAGGTAGCTGACATCGTCGGTTATACAGGTGCTGACTACAGCCATGCCGTTACAAATATCTTTGAATTCTTTGAAGACACGGAACAACTTTTACGCTTTTGAGGGCCTTCGGGCTCTCTTTTTTTAAAGTTACACACATCTCCAGTGACTACACACATTCAAAAGCTTTTAAAAGAAAAAGCGGGGGCCTACGGCCTCCTTTTTTTGATTATCAGTAGCTATAGCCATTCACCTTATAGGAAGGAAGATATCTCATGGAAGAACAAATGTATGCGTACCAACACATCTTGAAACACACATCGAAATTCGATGACATCACTGTTGGGTTAGCTTCTGTCGTCAATGGACTCGTCAATGACCTCCTTGCCAAGAACTCCGATTTCATTCGCATGAACAGTGAACAGCGTTTGTACTCGGCTGTCGCTAAAGCCCGTATGCTGGAAATGCAACTCGCTTATACGATTGACTTCAGTCATACCCCATTGCTTCCAGAGATTCTTCCGCTGGACCCGATTCAGGTCCATGCCTTACAGGAAGAATACGAAGCCCAGTTCCAATAAGAGCCTTCGGGCTCTTACATACCTAAAGGAGGAGATAACAATGAGAAAAGCAGATATCACGTACAAAATCACACAAGAAGCTCAGGCTGAAATTCAACAAAAGACAGCTATCGAAAATGTTGCTTCTAGTCTTGACAGCTTCATCCAAGCAAAAGCTAATAAAGGAATGACTTATGTCAAAGTCGCTACCGGTTTTTTACCTTTTAATGAAAATTTTCCTGTTACCATCACTAACCTGAATTTAGTTGTAGAGCATGTTCGCACTTTTGGATACAAGGCACATGTATTGTTAAATCAACGTACCAATGAAATGGTATTCCATATTGATTGGACGCCAAGTCCAATGGATATCTTATTCAAGGACTTTGGTAGCATCCTCGACCCTGAAGGTCGTTTTTAAAAGAACAAGAGCGGGGGCCTACGGCCTCCTTCTTTTGATTAAGAAAGGAAAGGAGAGGTAAAGATGGAACTCTTACAAGAACTTCGACAGACCGCAGACTTAGCAAATGAAAAAAAACGCATCCAGCAACAAGAGCAAAAAGAACAGCTCAACAACGTCGTCGAAGAAATCATTGCTAGTTGTCGGGCACAAGCCGCTGAAGGGGAATACGACCACCTCATCCGCCTCAAAGACTATACGTACCTCATGAAGGACGTTGAACAATTTGCTGGTACCATCAAACAGAAAATGAGCTACTACGGCATCAACAACCGTACAGGTAAATTCTCAGATGATGATATCGTGTTCACATGGGAACACGAGAAGGGTGTGGGCTTATGAAGATAGGAATCATCGGCATGCGGATGCGGAAACACCATAAGTTTTACAACCGCAACAGTCCGAAGCTTGAAGACATCTTCAAGTGGCAAGAAGAACAGTTGGAACGCTTAGCGAAAGAAGGGCATACCTTCTTAATCGGGTGTGCTGACCACTGGGACTCCCGTGCCATGAAGTGGTTGTTCTATAACGGATACGCTGACCAAATTAAGCTTATCCTTCCCTTCCCCGGATTCGGAGAGAAACAAGGACAGGATTGGCGAACCGTCCGGCAACAGCTGGAATTCCGTAACCAAGCCACGTACATGCACACGGAAGCCACAGGGGATGAGTATCAGATGCTCAACCACCGGAACCGAGAAGTTATCACCGAAAGTGACTGGATTCTCTGGTTATGGGACGGCGCACAGAAAGACGCCTACAGTCATATGATTTTGAATAAGAAACCGGGATTCGTTTTCCCATGGCGGGACTATGTCGCTAGTCATAAACAAACCGTATAATCATTGTCCATAACTCAATCGCATACAAAAAGGAGAGATTTTTATTATGTCTACTACACAAGTTATTGGTTCACGCCGTCGTTATCAATTCGAGGATAAGTTCGTTATCGAGGGACAAGAAGTCCGTGTCAGCTTAACTGCTGGTGTTCTTGCTAAGATTGAAGAGTATGGTCTCAGTCAATATGAAATCGTGGCGGATTTACAGATGTCGGCGCCGGACGCGTTATCGTTAAAGAACAACATGAAATTCGCGGTACTCAATCCCTTCATGAATACCTGCATTATCGCTAGTATCTATAGTGATAACGGTGTCGTGTATATCGATGGGTTCGATGTCCGTAACACCATTCCATATGGCAACGTCCGTCCTGATGGGTCACAAGGGTATCGATTAGGAGCGATTGACGCTATCCTAACGGTTGCCCAATGAAGCCCCGGGAAACGCGATACAAAGAGTCTGAAGGCAATGTACAGGAGACTGTCAGCATCGCCTTCGGCTTCTTCGGCATCATGTACTTCATTGTTCATCTAGCGATTCACCTGTAAGTTCAAAAGAAAAGAGCGGGGGCCTACGGCCTCCTTCTTATACGGGTTCATACTCTCACACTCGAAAGGAAGTTATCTCATGCAAACAAGCACATTCGTTCAATCATATTATCAGAATCCGAAGGACAAGCCGTTACTCAAACGAGTCGGTGGCATCCTCCCCGTCTCGAAAAATGTCTTCAATGAGGAAATCACTGACCTCAAAGTCGATAACGTCACCCACGCCATCAACATCCAGAAGATTGCTCAGCACCTTGGTTTGGAACTGGAAGATGTCACCCATGACGCTGTCGAAATTTGTGGTATGAAACAAGAAGCGAAAGTCTTCGAGAAGAAGGTACAGGACTTCGACCACCGGGAACATCAATTCGCCAACGGTTCTATCGTCGAGAAGATGCGTCGTTTCGTCGGAAGCAATCCGATTGACCCACGCTCACAAGTCCCACGAGAGCAACAAGCGCCTGTCATCAACATCACACTCCCTGAAGGTTTAGCTGGTGGAGATGCTAGTCTTTCAGCTCGTCTGGAAGCACAGGAAACGAACACGAAGGCGCTCGATGCCAAAGTCTCTAGTCTCCTTGAAATCTTGGAAGCTCAGTTTAAAACGGCTCAAGCCGAAGGTGCCGCGCAAACGCCAGCACCAGAAGTCGTAGAAGCCAAGTAAGGTCAGCGGGGAGAGAAGAACCCGCTCTCCCCTTACATATTAGAAAAGGAGGTCTCACCCATGAACGATGATTTGGAAACATTCCGTACACTCTTGTTATTCATTGGATTAATCTTTATCGCTTTCGGCGCCCTCATTGCCAAGATTGCCAACCTCAACGGTCAAATCGTCGACCACTTCATTGGGTGGGGCACTTTCATGGCCATTGGCATCTTCATCATCTTCAAAGCACTTACTATGAACTAGGAGGCATTGTCATGGTTATACTCGCTACGATTCTTACTCTCTTTCTCTTGTTCCAAACACGTTACATGATTCGCGCGACCGTCAAGTTCTGGAACGTCCGACATTCAAAGGACGGTGTTAAACGGCATTTCCACAAACAAGAACTGATTCTATGCATCAACCTCTATATTCTCTCCATTGCTTTTGCTGTTGGATTGATACTAGGAAATCTTTAAGAACAAAAGCGGGGGGCATACGCCCTCCTTTTCTTGATTACATTCAGGGAGGAATCCATTATGCATAAAACGCTACAAGAAGAACACCAGCGTGTAAAGAATCTTATTTGGAATCATACCGTCAGTCGCATCAATTGTGCCTCAGACGAAGAGTTCACGAGACGTAATACTATCCTTGAACTCAAAGATTTTGTCCTTTCCAATGATATCAACGATAGCTTACTTGCAGACGGTGCTCCTTCCATGGGCATGGGCTACAATGGCACCATGGACATTCAATGCAACCTCCGTATTCTTCGCAATGCCATCCCTAACGCTTATCCCATGATGGAAGAGCATACGTATGAGCAACTGATTCAAGCGCAAAATGAATTCGCCGAGGAGATGCAAGAGCTTTAAAGACAAGAGCGGGGGGCATACGCCCCTCTTTTAATGATTATGCCGAAACGTCGAAAGACGTCATCTACGGGTACCCTCCGTAGGTCTGATGATGGCAGGGAACAGGTCAAGGTCAAACCCGTTAAGAGCGGGGGACTACGCCCTTCTTTTCTTGATTCAGAAGACACGGTTCCTTTTTCTCAAGAAGGAATTGAGTCTTTTGGGCACACTAGTCCACGCGACGTTAAAAGGAGGAATTACTCATGCAAACTCAACAAGGATTATCTCTCGACATGGACAAAGTCAACGAAGCCAAAGGTTCGAAATGGTATCTTGCGGATACGCATTCTAACGACCAAGCTTCAAATGCCGCAATCGGTGTTGACAATATCGTCGTCACAGGCGTTGAATCGGCTTCTGCTCAAAGCGTTGGTGCCGTCGCTCAGGTTCAATTGCACACTGTCGTCGGTTCGTTCTACTTCTCTGTCTTCCGTGGGAAAGCAGACCCATCATCTCTTCGTCTTGCGATTCCATCACGCGAATACGTTGACAAAGACGGCGTGAAGCAATATCAGGAACATTACCAACTGAACTCTTCTGTTCGGGCACAGGTTCTGAAACACGTGCATGCGAAGTGCAAACAGGCGGAAGTCGTTGCGCAACAAACGCAAGCACAAACACAGGCTCCTGCTCCAGCGGGTATGGACGCGGACATGATGGCTCAGTTCCAACAGTTCCTTCAGTTCAAAGCGATGCAAGAACAGGCTCCTTCGGCTCCTGCCGTCACACAGTCTACGGAACAACCTTCAGTGCCTGGTATCATCCGTGATAACGCGTACTGATTAAAGGTCAAAAGCGGGGGGCTACGCCCCTCTTCTTTTTGATTATCTGCTTTTCTGCAACCCTGCTAACGGAGCGGGCGTTGTCTACGCATTAGGAGTCCTTCCCCTACTTCTTGTGCGTAGACAGCGTCTGTCTCTGTTTTTTACTTAATCCTAGACACATCCGTGATGGCTCTCTTGTGGGACTTATTTCTACAAACAAGGACACATCCGAGATGGCTTTTTTCTAGGACTTTTTTTTTAGACTAGCCGCTAAAGCGAAAGGAGCTTATTCATGGTTTATCAATTTGGTGATATTGTCTATGGGGTAACAGACTACACTGGAAGTATCTTTGCCCTCACTGACTTTTGTCTAGGCATGGTCGTGGAAACAAAGAAGGGTATGGCCACCCGTATTCTGGTTCTCAATTCCCGTTACATTGATACACAACATCAGGTACTCAATAGTGAAGACTTTGCAAAGCGAGTACGCGATGTCCGCCGCGACCCCGATTCTTATGAAGAGTCTTCCTTGAAACGAGGCTATGGGTTATTTGCCTTAGAAAGAACCCGTGAAGACCAAAGTGACTTCCGATACGTGACTCCCACCCAAGAAGGTTTTGACCAAATGACTGCACACGTCAAGAAACTACTCGTCAATCGTAGACACCTACAGGAACCAGACTTTATTTCTTTCCCAGAATTCCGCAGACGTTTCTTAAGCAATGACTTCGAGTCGCCGAAAACCGCCCCAACTCTCTACCTATAAGAAAGGAGACATCACTATGCCTTACAAATATGGAGACTTTGTCTATGGAATCAATGCCCGCGCTGGTAGTATCTTCTCTATCCAAGACTCTTGTATCGGAATGGTTGTCAAAACAAAAGACGGTTGCGCCACCGGCGTCCTCTTACTCGATTCCCGTTACTTGGATAATGCACATAAAGAACTTACAAAGGAAGAATTTATAGAAGAGGTCCGCCGCGCCCGCTCTGATGAAAAATCCTTCCCCGAATCCCTTCTCCGTAAAAGATACAGTATGTATATCATGTCTAGAAGAGATTCCAACCAAGACGACTTCTTTCCTCTTACACCGACAGCAGAAGGATTTGAAATCATGAACCGCCACACACAACTATTAATTCAAAAAGACGGTTGTATCTCCAGAACCCACTTCATCGACTATCAAACTTTTCAGCGCCGCTACCTCTCTCCTAATTTCTTAAAGCCTGAAGTGATTCCCTCAAACTCTCTCTAATATGCAGGATACTTGCATAAACGAAGAATCGTATGCAACTACCCCGGAGATTTTTAACACTTTCTGCATAAGTACACAACAACAGTGAATAAACGACTGGCACTTATCCTTCAGAATGGTACTTTCCTCTACTCTCAATTGAGGGTGTGATACCATATTTAGTCCTATTAGAGGTGTATTTACTGTTGTTAAAGGTGTATTTAGTCATGTTAGAGTAGTTTTTAGTCATACTGGAGGTGTATTTACTGGTAAATGTAGTGTATTGGTCATATTGATAGTTTCTTTAGTTAATATTAAAAAGCTAGTTACTCTTACTAGTTATTCTCTTAGTCTTATTAGTTCTTTATTTATTAGTTATTTAATAATAGGTATTAGGGTTAAGGGTTTCGCGCGCGGTCCATTATTTTAAAAGGAGGTTTGTTTATTATGGAGCTTCAAGAGTTGCTTGATATGATTCCGTGTCTTGGTTCTATTCCTTATGAGGAGTCAGATGAATCCATTCATTCGATTGAGGATGTATGGGAACGTAGTTTTAAAAGTGTTCGTAATCTTATCTGTTCTTCTATTAAGGACAAACGATGCGCCGGCGTCGGATTCACTTTGTATACACCTGATGAAAAAGATGCAGGACTTCATAGTCTGTTGCTACAAGAACTCGTCAATAAAGGGTTTTATGTCCGGCTTCAACAATTCTTTCCTCATTCTCTTTATGGCTATGGTTCTATCAGTGTAGACTTGTATCCAAAGAAATCTGGTTTTGGTGAATAAATTAAAGGAGGTATTTATTATGAACGCATCTGAAGCAAAAGAACTTGTTGCTGAAGCAATTAAAGGTCAGGGTCAATCTCTTCCTGAAAAGTTAGCTTCTATTTCTTTACAACTAATTTACCCAGAGATTCGTGCGCAAGCCGTTTCTGGTTCTTCTTCTTATCTCTTTACACTAGAAGCCTCTACGGATAAACAGCTTCAATTGCATACAAAAGTCTTAGGTTGTATTGTCGGCGAACTTCAGAAAAGAAAGTTTACTGTTATTCCTAAACACACATCAACTCATCTTGCTATTAAAATTGAGTGGTAAAGGAGGAACTATAATGCTTGGTTATTATGCGATTAGACGTGCTCCCATGCATTCTCTTGCTTCTGAAATACGTGGGTTGCGAAAACTTGAACGGAGTACCAATAAAAAAGACAACATGATGGCATTTGTTAAAAGAGAACGGTCCCGTGCTGTTCTTCAAATTCATGATAAAGCTCTTCATGGCAACTACTCCACCAAGTTTTTTGTAAGTGACCATGAATATGAAAAAGAACTTATCATTTCAGCCATTCAAGCAGACATTCAACAGTTTGGATTTGAGTGTCATTTAGTTGATTCACATCTTCACATCAAATGGTAAAGGAGGAAATATTATGTCTTTTGAAATGCCTACTGCTAATCAAATGAAAGAAGAAGTGTTATCTGCTATTACTGACTCTATTCTTAATAGTAAAATGCGTATGACTCCTGAGCAACTTGCTTTGTACACTTTAAAACATGAAGCTCTTCGTAAAGAGATTGCGGAAGGGATTCGTGGCGCCGCCGCCCAGTGGGAAAGAAAATTTTCGACAGATTTTTACCCTCAGGATGTTGCAAGTTATCGTGAGATGGTTACTCTTTTAGAAAATCTTGAAAACGAATTGTTGCGTCTTGGTTATGTAGTGACACTATCCACTCATAATGATGGCTTACAGATTTATATTACATGGTAAAGGAGGAACTATTATGAATGCACGTGAAGCCCGCGAACTCAATAAAGAATACGAGCAAAACAAAAAAGATGGGACGTCAACAATGGTTGCATTAACAGCAGAATATATGCTTGACCTCATTCATGCTCACATTGCATTGGAAGCGGTTGTTGGAAACCGGTCTCATATCTTTACGATTCCCGTCTCGAATCATGAATCATTAGAAGCTGGCAAGGAAATCATGAGTCATATCATTGATTTACTGGAATATGATGACTTCATCATTGAACCCCTCAATCAACCCTCTGCATTGTCTATTAAAATCCATTGGTAAAGGAGTAGTCTATTATGCCTAAAACCTATCTGACTGCTGTAGAAATGATGAATATTTCTACACGGGACGTCGAAGAGGAGAACTATAACAAAAACTTAGAAATATTCATAGATAAAGTTTTTGAGGATATTCACGCGGCGGCCCTTTCTGGTAAACGAAGTTGCTCTAAAGTCTATAACCTTTATGCCATTGATTTTAATAATGCTTTTCGGATGTTTCGAGACGCACGCACTCAAATTACTCGTCTTGGCTATACTGTCCGTCTTGACTATGCTGACATTCGCAATAACGTTTCTATTGAATGGTAAGGAGGAAAACATCCTGTGTTAATGATTGTTACTTTTGGTATTGTTCTTTACTTTTTATTCTTATGGGTGACATCAACCTTTATCTTATTGGCTTTAGACTTACAGCTTATGCAAAAAGAAAGTGACTGTTTGATGTTCGGCTTCTTCGTCGCCGTCGGATTTTTTAAGTTAACACTCTACTTCTTTCTTGAGTACCACAAAGGAGGATTTTAAATATGCCCAAAACTTACAAGGTAGGAGACTTCTTCTTATATCGTACTGCTTCTGGCGAAGCACGGTATCTTGGTGTCATCATTCAAAAGAATCCACCTGTTCACGAAAATGAACCTCGTTTACTGCTTTTATCAGGAGTTAAAATAGATAGTCAATCCAACAGCTATCCTTTTGTTCTTTCTTCTCTTAATACACAAGACCGCTTAATTCGCTACGTGAATGAAATGCGTAATAGCAATAGTGACCAAGAATTTGACAGGAAACATTTTTCAGTAGTTTACACCGGCTTAGGACAACTTACTCCTTTTTGTGGACGATTAAGCTTAAAACAACTCACGCCTATTAAAAACCTTTCAGCTCTTCAAGATGCCTTAAACGAATTAAAACCCAGAATGTTCTCTGGCAACCCTGAGCACATTATTCGTTTCTTTCAACAAATTCACCGTCCTTTTAATACTGTATTTAAACCCAACCTTTCATTATAGAATTAAACATTACATCGTAAAGGAGGATTGTCCCATGGAATATTTTTATCAAGCACAAGATATGAGAACACTTGTTGATGCGGTCAAATCCTTAAATCCTGGTGATGCTAAAGAGCCTATTTATTCTTTGGATTCATCTTCTCAAGGTTTTCAAGAAGACATTGAGACTCTCCTTGAAGATATCTATAAACTTTCTTTAAAAGGAAAATCTCAGATTCAACGAACATTTCAAATCTCTTCTATTGGCTACCATGGGCTTTTTTACATTTTAAAATACAAATTGATGGAGCTCGGCTACGATGTAAAGTACAATTCATACGATGTCATCGCTGTCTTTTATATCAAATGGTAAAGGAGAAATTTATTATGAAAATCATATCGGCAACAGACATGAATATTACAACACACAAAGCTTTAGAAGGACTCAAAGGAGTTCAGGCAATTCGCAAAACTGATTTTAATTGGGTAGAAGAAGTTAAAATGCATTCTTTCCTTATTATGAAAGGAATAAAAGATAAGGCATCATCAGGGCATTCTACTTTCTATCATGATTTTGATGAACATGCCGGCTTCCGTTCTCTTTCTTCTCAAAAGCAGAAACTATTCTATGATGAAGTTCTTACTGTTTTTGATACAGAAGGGTATAGCGTGACAATGCAAGATTATTCAACACAAATTACGTGGTAAAGGAGGATTTTGAAATGACACTTAAACTCATTCATAAAACACAAATTGAAAAGTTACGAGATATCGCTTTTGACCGAGCTTACAATAGTGGAGCGCCGACACAAATCGAAGTCATGAATGAAATGATTGCCGAAGCTTATCATGAAGGACGTAAACGTGGACACTCAGAAATGGCGAGTCAAACCCAAGACCGTTTTGCTCATATTATCGGTCATCATTTTGAAGAGTAAAGGAGAAAATTTTCCATGAAAGCATCTACTTCATTCGAAATTGGAGACTTTTATCTCTATGAACGTGACAATCCTCTTGAACAAACGCGTTATTTTCTTGGTCTTGTTACTCAAAATGGTCTTAGCGGCTCATTCAAACAACCTCGTTTTTTAATTCTAGCTTCAAGCAAGGAATCGAATATGAACGGTGGCCACCATCTTGCAACAAAAACTCCAATTGAATTACAAGAAAGAATGATTGTAGAGTTAAAAGAAAATCGTACGCATACACCCGGTTCCTATCAATTCCCAAAAACAGATTTTCTTCTGCAAACTCATCAAACTCATCGCCCCGATTTTTTTTATACGCCAGATTCTCTTCATACTGAAACGTATCCTTACGTTCTTTATCTTTCTCCTCAGTTTTTAGAATCTGTAAAAACACGCAAACACTTGGAATCTATTCTGTCTGACTATTTTCCCTTGATGCCGGAAAAGCAGTATGCTTCGACGCTTCGATTCTTTTCTGCTTTTCACATGTTTTTTGAATCCTCTATTGCCCCTATTTCACTTCTTTGAAAGGATGAATGATTATGCTTCCAAAATTTTATCTTCGTCACTGGTCTCATCGTGAAATTCCTAGAGCAGACATTTTATTACCCGTTTCTGATAGCGATGGTTTATTGATTTCCGTTGTGCTGGCTTCTAACCATCCCTACTTTCTTGAAAACCACCTTCCTTATGTCAAATTTATGACTATGGACCAAGAACATTTCCGAGATTATCTTCTTGAATCTACAAAGAAGTTTTTACTTGAAACACAGAAAAGATGCCAACATCCTTCAGGTCATAGTTATATTTATCATCATCATACTACCTTTTCTGCTACCGGTGACCGCTACGAATTAGCAACTTCATATTGTCCTTTTGAAAAAATGAAAACAATTCATTCTCTTGAAGAACTAGTTGAAATCATGTCCACGAAAATATCTTCCTCTCCTTATGAAATTGAACGTATATCAAATTTGTTTAACGATTTTTGTTTATCTACTCCATCCACCCCTAAACAATTTTTATAATAAGGAGGAACACTGATGACATTTTTTATTATCTACACGGTATTCAGTTATTATTTGATTCAACGACTTTTGCCGCACTCGGTTCTCAATGAAGAAAAGCTTATGACTATTCCTGAACGCTTGATGGTCTCTGTTTTGTGGCTTCCCCTTTTACTTTTAGCAATGGTCTATTCTTTACTCGTTCATTTTTATCACATTATTATTCATGAAGACCATTATTAAGGAGGTTGACGATGGAAAATCCACCTGTACGTCCCGGTGATATGTATGCTGTTCACAACAGAGGAAAGCTTCAAATGGTTGTGATTGTCGGCGAAGACATTCCTCCTGAAAAACAAGAAGATGCTGATGAATTTCTGTGTTTTATTCTTTCTAAAACGCCTTCTGATTTAGCAGAATGGGATGAAATGGATTTTGTTTTTCATTCTCCAGAAGTTCGGTCTCAATTCATTCACGACCTACAACTTCCACTTCCAACAATTGAAGAAATTCCTCACGTAAAATCGCTTGACCCTGAACATTACATGTCAAAACGTCCCGACCCTTCTAGCTCACAAATGTATGAGATTTCTTACAATTACTTTAGTCTCAAAGAACTAGATGTATATTATGACGAACCCGTTATTAAAATTGAATCTCGCGTGCATTACTTTGAAATCCTAGAAGAGTTGCAACGTGCACAAGGTTTGACTCTAGAACAATTAATCATTCTTAGAGATTTTGCCGTTTTCTTTCCTTATCCATTCAATTCGGTTACGTCTCCACGTCTTACTTTATAAGGAGGAACTATCATGTCTGATTTCTGGGATTTCTTTTTTATGAAAATTTTTATACCATTCGCTGTTTTATTGCTTATTTTATGTGTTTTTGGTCTTGGATATGCGATTTATGACGAGTATCGCCCGCCGACGATTACGGAAGGCATCGTGACTGAACTAGAATACATGCCTGAAGACAATGATGTTATTATGATGCCGATTGTCATCAGTAATGGGAAAACGACAACAACTATGATGACACCCACGTATATTCATCATGACGAAGCGTTTCGTGTCGTCATTAAAGATGGAAAAGAAACAGAAGACTTCTATGTCGATAAGAAAACGTATAAACAGCTAAAAGTTGGTATTCGTTATCGAGCAGGAAATGATGTTGAGAACACACGTCCTGAAACGTCCCGCGACGCTTCCGAGGAAGAACAAAAACGAATGGAGGATTAAACCATGGAATTACCATCAACTTATGAATTGCACAGTTTATCTGAAAAACATGACTCGTTTGAATGTCCAGTATCCGACAAAGAGCTGAAATGGCAATACATCCGTCTTGTTATTACGGAAATGCAAGAAGCAACCTCTAGTGGAAAATATTCTATTGCTTATTGGTTCCCAAAAGACTTGTTGCGAAACAAGAAACTATTGAAATCGGTTGCTAACTTCTTCCGTGACCAAAAGTATGATGTCGACCACGACGTCAAAGACCACAATGGTGGAGAATGTATGCACATCTCATGGTACAACGAATTCTATCGTTATAATGAATAAGGAGGAATTAACATGACACGTTATACAGCTAATATGGCCCGTCAACAAACGAATAGATTCTTAAGAGAGGAAGACTTGTTGGATGCCGATACCGTTCAAATGATGGGAAGCATTTATGCCGTCATCAACGTCAAAGCAGATTTAGGTGAAAGCATGTACCGCACCTATGCTTTTCCAACAGCGGTCTTAGATACAACAGATGATTATTATAAAATCCTTCCGGCAGTGAAAACTCAACTGGAACACGATGGCTATCAAGTAACTGTTGAATACGATGAAAACCGCGATGCCACATTCTACATCATTAAATGGTAAAGGAGAATTGATATGGAACGTTATACAGCACAACAAGCAAAAGAAACACTAGCAAAAAATTCTTTTACAGAATGGGAAATTGATAACAAGATTTCTGGAGACTTGGACTCCATCTATGAAAAGATTGAAGAAAAAGCAAAACAGGCTCGGAGTATCGTTCAGTACCGACTTCTTCTTCTAGAAGAAAAACCGGAAGATAATTTGGAACTCATTCATTACCTTGTTCGTCAATTGAAAGAAGACGGATACGAAGTCTCTTACATGGCACAAGATGCTTACTACGCTCACACAATGGTTACTATCACATGGTAAAGGAGACTTATTATGGACAACTTACAACATCAATTTAGATTACCGATTGGGGATTGGAGCGACGACGGTCATGGTCAAGTCGAATACTTCCTTATTTCTTCCAATGCCAATGTTAAAGACGTACGAGAAGTGCATTACCAAATTGAAGAAACGACGGGTATCAATCTTGAACAAGTCTGTCGCAAATATGAAGATAATGTCATTAAAGAAGATGTTGTTGATATGCTTCATCAATTAGGATTTGACTTCCAAGCAGGTGGATTTGAAGATGATAACGAACATCCTGATGCATTAGGAATGGCTCGCCTTTGGGTATTCTTATTACAACAGACCGATTCTAGTCTAAAACTACGGATAGAACACGAAAAGAAACCCCCAATGCTTCCGTTTTATGGCCGTGATGAACGACAACGACACATTTCTTCTGTTGGATACGGTATTTTTAATTAAAGGAGGAATTATTCATGAAAGCATCTACTGCTCGCGCTCACGTTGAAAAGATACGTCCTATTCCTACAAAAGAACAAGGGTCTCAATCTCCAGAAATTTTAGAACGTACAGAACATGAGCTGACAAAGATTTACGCTGGTATCAAGAGATTGGCCCTGCAAGGAGAGTTTCATACTGTTGAAACCTTTGAAGTTCTTAATTTAGATACTATCTTGGTTGTCGATAATATTGTTCACACTTTAATTCGACAAGGTTATCATGTATCAATTATTCAAAATGATTTAAGAACACATCTTCATATCAATTGGGATTGAGGAGACACTAGTATGCATGCAAAAATCTCACCGGGTGATTTGGTCTTTCAAGGATGGTCACGGCAAGGGCGGGAATTATTTCGCGCCCAACGTGAGATTCTTCGACTGAATGGGTACGTGCTTGTTCATATCGAAGAACGTATGGATGGAGACGTCGTCCACACCTACAAACACCCACAACGGGAAAATAAGATAACGTTAAACTTAATGGGTTGAAAGGAGATTTATTGTGGACGACATCATTGAAACATTACAATTTTCTTAAGGAGGCATTTTGATGGCCATTCTATCAGCAAAACAGATTCATCAAGCGGCACTTGAACGTTACACTTATAGCTACCCTTATTCCGCGACCGAACTCTTAGAACTAGAGATGCGTGCCATTGTCGAAAACATTTACCGGGAAGCCGGGAAAGGACAGTTTGGTATCATGCATGTGCTCTCTCCTGCTATTATGGAACAGCCTCGAAATAAACTTACTCGTATTATGATTCGTAAGAAATTAGAAAACTTTCATTACACAGTGTCCTTTAGTGAAGACGAAGAAGTCTTATACATTAGTTGGTAAAGGAGGAATCTGCCATGATTTATGCTGATATCGGCATCGGCAAATTATTTTACATTTTAGATGAGGGAGAAGTTAATCTTCTGCTCCTTGTTGTTGAAGACATGACAGAAGAAGATTTTCAGGGCGGTGCCGATTTCAAATGCTTCATTTTATTTGACCGGTTCGGTGAATTTGAAGAAGATAATGAATTCGTGTATATCATGCATGATAAAGAAGTCCGACAAGAACTTGTTCATGATGTCAAATCCATCACAGAAGATTCTCGTAGACGCTATGCCTCAAATCTTTCTGCTGAGGATTATAGAACAGAAAAAGAACATACTGAAGAATTTTATATCTATATGCAAATGTCTTACCAACATTTTTACCTTCGTTTTTCAGATTTTGAATATGACCATCCTGCTCAACCCATTACTTCCCCTACTCAATACCATCGTTTACTTGAACAAATGGTTCAAGATAATCTTATTACACTGTCAGAATCCCACATTTTAAAAGAATTGGAAGTCTTGTTGCCTAGAGGATTTAACATAGCTCAAAGTCCTCGCTTGTCTCTTTAATCATTTTAGAAGGAGTTGAGCTTTTATGAACATTTTAAGTCCGCATCATATTAAATCGATGCTTGGTCGCGGAGAAGAGGTTATTTTTCCGATGACCTTAGTTGAAATGAAATCTTTTGAAATCCGACGGGCTGTCGATGAAATTGCGTTCGCCGCCAACAACGGGCAAACATCTTTCGCCTATAAATTCTCCGAATACGCTTGGAAACGAAAGTCGCTTAAAATCCATGTGCAAAAGATTCTAAATCGAAATGGCTACACCACAGAAATTTTACCGAATCATGAAATGTATATTTCATTTGAACCACTACACCATTTTTCATAACTTTAGGAGGAATCCCCATGCATGCTACCAACGCCAAACTATTAACTAAAGGTCGTCCACTCTTTCCGATTCAACGCGCTATGCGTATTGAAAAAATGTCTCGCACCGAACTCCATCAAATCTATGAAATGATTGAATACACAGCAAAAGGAAAGAGCATCGAATACATTCATACCTTTTCTCATACCATTCCTTTTGACGACCGCTTGTTGATTGCCGAAAGTATTCGTCATGAACTACTTTGCAAAGGCTACAATGTGAACTTGTTCTCCAATTCTCGTGAAGAAGTCATCTCCATGACAATTGATTGGGAACCCGTCGCATTCTAAATAAAAGGAGGACTTTTTATGTTTAAACCTGGAGACATTGTTTATTCCATAGACACATCAGAACGTTCTAGAGTCTCAGCGCATTATTTCTTTATTGGCATGGTCATTCAACAAAACGAAACGAGCAATGCTGATATTGAAATGATTACTTTATATTCTACAGTTGTAAAAGAAGAAGTCATTTCCACGTTAAAAGCGGCTCCTACCATTCAACGTTTTATTAAAACAAAGAATCCTGTAGATGGTTACTCTATTCTACGAGACTTCGGTTACATCAACGGCGCCGCTTATACGGTTCCTTCTGGTTTAGCTTCTGATTTTTGTCGTGTTTCTTCTTTTCAAAGAGCTTTTGAACACATGTCTGAACTATCTAAACAACCGATTCCTTCAACTACTCGTTTATTCTATGAAGTAAGTCTTTTAAATTCTCCGATTGCCCCGAAATCTTCTCTTTAAGAAAGGAGCTTTCTTATGTATCTCGCTTTTCCGCTTCTCAATCAGCCTGAATCCCGTGTTTTGTTTGAAAAAGCCTATCGTAAGTTTTATGTTGAACGTTCTGCTTTTTATTTTGAACATTTTGAGTATGAATCTCCTTTCGAAACGTATAGAAGATACCAACATCTTCACAAACCCACACATTTTCCTTTTGTCATTGCTCTCTTAGGAGACTTAAATTTGTATGACAAACGAGTTAGAGATTTTGAAAATCCTTTTAATTTGTTAACGACTTTTAAAAATGGAGACGGCACCGGCCTTCCTTTTGTCGAAGAAAAAATAGCTCCTATTCATCGTTTTTCGTATTACTCTTTAGGTTCTCGGGAAAAAGAAGATATTTTAATGAAAAGCCAGGAAGATGATTTTGTTCGTTCCCATGTCTTCTATCTTCTTCCTGAAGACTATCATTATTTTGTTGACCTTCATCCTTATTTTCGTGAACAGGGATTCACTCCCTTTAAAACCACAATCTCTCCTAAAATTAATTTATAAACAGCACTTACCTACTACTGTTACGTTATTTTTACCAAATATTGTTAAATGGCTTAACCATGCGGTTTTCAACGCGTTCCTTTCTAGATTGTGGAGATTTATACTTTCTTTTTAGGTTCGTCTTTATTAATACGTCTTGTTTTGTCAAATTGCACACGCTATTCTTAAAAAAGAAAGGAATTTGATGATGACCAATACGAATGTTACAGATTTCTTTTTCAAATTTCGATTGCCTTCAACTCCAGAAGTTACTCAAGCTTTTGAGCTTTTTTTTAACGCACGCGCCAAACATTATTACACTCACTTTGGGAAACAACACTGTTTTGACACGTACATTGAACACAATTTTGCGCACACCGTACAAGACCCACCTTTTTTGATTATTTTCAATCCAAGAGATATGAATCATTTCATTTTTGAGAATCGTTTTAAAAAAGATGCTTTTATCTTTATGGCAAATTTTTTTGATGTAACAAAAATGGATTTTCATTACATGGATTCTGCAAAAGAATTGTGTACCTCTGCATCAAAAAAAGAAGCCAATCCACGTTCTCCTTATATTTTGAATGATATCGGCGGCGAGACGTTGAATGAGTTCAAATCTGTAGGGAAAAATCATTATGTGACCGAGTACGTCTATTATTTATTACCAGAAGACTATCATTACTTTAAAACTATTCTTCCTCTTTTTAAACGTAAATCTTTTCTACCTACTCATACTCCTTCTTTATTAGAAGAATGAAAGGAGATGCCTTATGCTGTATGTCTCATACGAAAGTTTTTTGGAACACCCGTGTCATAAGTCCGTATTATTACTTTTGGAAAAGTACCATGTCCAACATCCTGATGGCCCAGATATTTTCATTGAACTTCCTTTTATTCGAAATGGCCAATGGCGTTCTCAAATTTTAGAAAAAACTTCTTTACTTCTTATTGGATATAGTCCAAAGAGGAAACATTTTTTCTATGGATTAGGTCGTTTATACAATAAGAATCATATTTTTCAATACATTGACGGTTATAGCTATGACTCTCTTTCTGCAAAGGATATTTATCATACTTATGACCATCATATCTTTAGCGTTGAAAACGGCGGCTTCGACGAAGTTCCTTTTGATGTACTCAAACTTGCTCTTTTTAATTCTTATCGTCTGATTAAAAAAGATGAAAATCAGACCATTCTAGATGCCGCTTTATTTGAAAAACGTTATTTTGAAATGCTTTCTCGCCTTCATCATACTTTTTCTGAGACTTGTTATACGACTCCAGGTTTACTCGATACATTTTTAAGAACAAATCATCATTTATTAAAAGAAATTCTTCCTTCCCCTCGTTTGTTTCTATAAAATTTAAAGAAAGCCGGGGCTACGCCCCTTCTTTTTCTAGGAGGTATTCATTTTGTCGACATCTTACGACACTTATTTAGAATCAGCAGTTGATTTTCTAGATTTCTCAGAACAATTACAAGTAGACATTTCAGAGACTCTTGCTTTGTTACAGACTCAATTGAACAAGGTCAAAGAACTTAAAACCACAGCAATTGAATTTGCTTCTACAAATGATATGCTGTCTACAGACAACATGCACACCTTAGAACTATTAAACTGTTCAGCCATTGAATTAACTCGTATTGCTAGTCGTCAAAAACAGTTATTGATTCAGCGACGGCGAACTAAAAACCTTCTGACTTGGATACAAACAAATGAAGATTTATTGAAGAATTTACAGACGTTCTCTCTTCGTTATATGACTCAGACTGCTCCAAAGTTGTCTTATACCTACCGGACACAAGAAGGCTTTGAATTAGCACTTACTTTCAAAAATGCGTTCTCTCGTATGACTGGAAATGTCCGAAAACCCAATGGTTCGACCACCTTCTACTATAAAAAGGTACGTACCCAAGCCCTTGAGAAACGACAAAAATCTATGCCCGCATCCGTTGAAGTCAAAATAAAGACTCCTGTTGTTCAAGAAACTGCTTCTAAGCATATGTTACCTTATCTTTCTTCTTTGGATTCGATTGTCACCCCTAGAGGAACTTTTACTCGGTCTCATAGTCATGACATGTCTAGCTTACCTGAAGGAAAAACAGAAACTCGCTTTTTGATTGCAAAAAAAGCTAGTGCTTTTGTCTTGTATGATTATAAAGAAAAATTATTACTTGCTCAGTCCAAACGAATTCCAAACATTTTTACCTATATCCAAGATAATCATTTGGACCTAAAAGAGATTGGTTGCGCTTCTTTCTATTTCCCATCTCTTGCGCATTACATCCATGATTCTTTACGTGGTCAAAGTGTTCCTTCTGTTCCAATTGATTTTATTAAAGACGTTGCTGTTCAATCATTTAACCTAAACTTATCTACTAAAGGAGAATACCAATCATGACAACACTCGTTCCTACTACTCGTACTCGCCGCACTTATAAAACCATCCCTTTCCTTCTCTGTGACTTCTACAAACTGTCTCACCGCGCACAATACCCAGAAGGCACAGAAACAGTCTATACAACATGGATTCCCCGTGGCACACGTATTCCTGAAATCCAAGATGGCGTCGTCGCCTTCGGCTTCCAAGGCTTTACTTATCAATTCTTGATGGATTATATGCAAGACAACTTCTTTGACCGGCCGATTGAAGACATTGTCCGTGAATACAAAGAGTTCATTCATTCTACACTTGGAGAAGAAGATACGGATACGTCTCATATTGAAGCCATCCACCAACTAGGCTATTTACCACTTGAAATCAAAGCTGTGCCCGAAGGAACGATTGTGCCATTCGGTATGCCGATGATGCTTGTTGAAAACATTAATGTTGAAGGATACCCATCATTCTACTGGTTAACAAACTTCTTGGAAACGATGATGTCTGCTGAACTCTGGCATCCAGCAACTGCCGCAACGATTTCACGTCGTTACCGTCAAATTGGTACAAAATGGGCCATGAAGACGAATGGTAACACCGACCACCTTGGATTCCAATTCCATGACTTCAGTATGCGTGGGATGATGGGCATTGAAGGGGCGACGAAGTCCGGTGCCGCTCACTTGATTTCATTCCAAGGAACAGACACCATTCCAGGTATTATGTACCTTCGAGATAACTATGGTGCCGATTACACGAAAGAACTTGTTGGCGCTTCAATTCCAGCGACCGAACATAGTGTTATGAGTGCTTATGGTCAAGATGAAAAAGAGACTTTCAAACGACTCATCAATGTTGTTTATCCAACAGGTCTTGTTTCTGTCGTATCCGATACGTATGACTTCTGGGGCAACATTGAGAACACGATTCCTGCTATTAAAGACGATATCATGGCACGTGATGGGAAACTGGTTATTCGTCCTGACTCTGGCAATCCAGTTGAAGTCATCGTCGGCAAACCAGATGCTGATAATGAATTCGAACGTAAAGGTCTTGTTGAATGTCTCTGGGATATCTTCGGTGGAGAAGTCAATGACCTAGGATATAAAATCCTAGATTCACACATCGGCGCCATCTACGGAGATAGTATTACTCCTGAACGGGCAGAAGCAATCCTTGCTGGTTTAGAAGCCAAAGGGTTCGCCGCCAGTAATATCGTATTCGGAATTGGAAGCTTTTCGTTCCAGTATACGACGCGCGATACGTTCAACATGGCAATGAAAGCCACACATACCATCATCAATGGTGTAGAGAAAATGATTTTCAAAGAACCAAAGACTGATTCTTCTAAGAAGAGTCTTCGGGGCCGTGTCGTCGTCTGGAAAGACAAAGACGGAGTTATCTGCATGCAAGATAATTTAACAACAACGACAGAAAAAGAACTCGAAGCAAAATTACTTGCAGAAGGTAATGAATTGTTGATGCAAACCATCTATAAAAATGGTCAAGCGTACAATGCTCAAACGCTTTCAGAGATTCGTAGTCGTTTGTGGTAATATGGTAATATGGTAATAAAGAGGGAGTCAAAAGACTCCCTTACTATTTTTTAGAAAAGAGGAATTTATATGTTGCTTATTCATGATGAACCTATTGATGTTGTGACTTTCCCAAATGGAGAGTTACGTTACAATTTACCTGTTAAACATAGTAATGCTTATCGGGGCACACCAATCAAATTAACTCTTCGTTTTGAAAGTGATGCTGACCTTATGCAATTGTTCTTCTTAAAAAAACATCTTGAAGCGAACCAGCCTCGCGTGCCTGTTCATCTCATCATGCCTTATATTCCTTATTCTCGCATGGACCGAACAGAAGGTCTTGAAGTCTTTACACTCAAATACTTTGCGCAATTCATCAATGATTTAAACTTCAACCTTGTCTATGTATTGGAGCCACATTCAAATGTTAGTCTAGCACTGTTTGACCGGTTAGAAGTTGCTTCATTAAAAGACTTAGGACTCGTTTCCAAAACCATTTCTACTGTTCGTGCACAAACTGGAGAACAACCTGTTTTGTTCTATCCTGATGCTGGCGCCGTCAAACGCTATGCCAAAGAACACGAAGGACAACATCAAGGTGAATTTTTATACGCTGAAAAGAACCGTGACTTCAAAACTGGAGAAATCCTCGACTTACAATTGATGGGACAAGTCTCAGAAGATAAGAAAGTCGCTTTAATTATCGATGATTTGTCTTCATATGGTGGGACCTTCTATCACTCTGCTACTGCTTTACGCGAAGCTGGTTTCGAACATGTTTTCTTATTAATTGCTCACGCTGAAAACGTCATCCTCGATGGTCAGTTATTAGAAGAGGGGTCGCCAGTTGACCATGTCTTTACCACCGATTCTATCTTTAATGGCGAACATCCTAACATGACTGTCGAACGCATTTATAACCCTCTTGGTTAACAAGAGGGTATTTTTCTTAAGGAGGGTTTTATTATGGCAACGGCTTTTATTATATGCACAGCCTTAGGCATTGGAGCAATTTGGTCTTTTAGTTTATGGGACATCCTTAAACCTCATGTGACTTCTAAAGAATTAAGTCATACGGCTTCTAAAGCATTAGCGGAGCCGGAGCCTTCTCTCTTTGCTTACTCTATTTTGCAGAAGTATCGTGCTCCAATGATTGGTTTAGCAAATCGGACCTCTAAATATCGTAAGAGCAATGTGGTTTGTCTACTAGACAATCAAGAAGTTTTATACGAAGATTTTGATAAGACGTTATTCCGCCTTATGAAAGCTTTTAAAGAAGATAAGAACGATGACTTATACAATCATGTAGCGCAAAAACACCGTCACTTCTTTAGTATCTTTGTCGATTCCATTACAAAAGTACCAACCGATGATGATTTCTTTACCATTGGCAGTTCACAGCAAGAACATGAACAGATTTTAGCAATGGCGCATGACTACCATCAAACCATTCTTTCGTCGATTACATTGTACCAACAGAACCGGCGCCAAGCCGTTCTCACTACCATCAAGGAGGCTTACACTTACGAAAATGAAGAAGCAAAGTTAACAGAAGTCGACCAATCCGCTTTGCTTGCTATTGAAATGAAAGAAACAGAAACGTACGAGAAAGAAGATGAATTGGCACTAGCAGTTCGTTTCCCCGAATTAACTTCTAATGAAAGAGTAGGTTTTACTGCTTCTTATCATGGAACGATGTTCCATATTCCACCCGGTCATACGGTCGAAGAAGCGCGTCGGGCGCTTTCAGACATCTATCCTGAATTGAAAGATTCTACTTTCACGTATGACGAAAAACACAACCGGTATGACTTTCAAGCCATTAGTAGTGCTCATGCTGATAAATCTAAAAATTCTATCTATGCTCATTTTAATCACACAACGATTCAATTTCCAGCGAATACTCCATCAGACGTCATTCGCACCAACGTTTCCCGTATTTACCCAGAAATATTAAACATGAGTATTTATAAAGATGGAAACGACTTCTACTTTGTAAAGATTTGAAAGGAAGATGTTTATGTCCCGCCCTTTTACGTCCTTTGAACTTCGACCTGAACTGTTGAAGGGGAAAAACTACGGCACCGTCAGCTCTCGCTTTAATCCGTACTACTCTTTATTTATGTCTATCAATAAACCCATTCTCTTAAAACCGGTCGATGCTTCTCAGTTCGGCCCGTTCCAGTTCCAAGTCATCAATCAATATTCCGAAGAGGCTTCGGCTTGCCCCGATTACTTGTTTGAAGTCCCTGGCCCTTTACAGTCAGCGTTTGAACGTATCTACCTTTCCGAGCAACAGAAGTT